CACCAACATCTCCAACTTTCATACCTTCGTGCTCTGAACGGATACGCTTCACTTTGTCGCCGATGTTGAATTTAAATTGTGTCATCTGTATTTCCTCCATTGTTTACTTTGTTTTGGTGGGTCTTGTCGGATTTGAACCGATCTGTCCTTCGGTTATGAGCCGAGCGCATTTACCAATTATGCTAAAGACCCTTGTTTGGTGCAGCTGGTGAGACTCGAACTCACACTATCAACGGTGTAGAAAACCGCTGCTTATCCAGTTAAGCTTCAACTGCAAATTCTGTCTTACGTTTTACAGTCTAGTCCTTTTCCTCAATCTTTGCAAGCTGACTCTGCAAAAGCTGCAACAAATAATCCCTCTCAGAGGTTGGAATAAGGCTACATAGCCGACTAACCCACACTTCCAAACTCCCCACCTTAGTATCAGCCAAATACTGCTGATCTTTAGGGAATGCAGAGACTACATTCTGTGCAACAGCCTCTACATTAGCAATGATTAGGCTAGAAAGCAAGTCTGATTTCTCAAACTCATGTGCTATTTCTGCTTGGATGCTTTCGGTTGTGTTGTTCATTTTATTTTGAGTCCTAGGTTTAGGGTTTCAATCACAAGTTTACAATCACTCAAACCATGATTGTATCCAGCGCCCTCTACTTGTTCATAACTAGGCCCGTATTCACTATCAGGCCCACCATAGTGAGAAATGTCTTGTGGTGGGAATGTAATCTCCACAAGATCAAGTGCTGCATTGAATCCTTGCCAACGTGCATCAACCCATTCTTCATTATATGAGCCATCTTTGTTACGTTTCAAATACTGCCGATACTGAACATACTCATGTTCAAACAACTCCCGACGAGTGGATTCTACAGATTTGCTCATTTTATTCTCCAGTTTCGTTAATGTGCAAGCATTGTGAGGCATCTAGGAGTGGTTGTCAAGCCTCAGTGATAAGAATATTCCAGACCACTACGCTCAAGCAAAAGTTCAATAGTTTCCTTAGTGCTGTTATCGAAGATAACGTCCTCACTGTCTGAACTGTGACCATCAACTTGTTGAGCACCACTCACATGCATTTACTACACCGAACTCACGAATGTAGTTTTCAAATTCATCTGCTTTACATTGTGATGAAATCACGCCTTCAACTGGTGGAATTTCACCCGGACTTCCGTATGGGATTTTAGTCATAGAATATACACCTCCACTATAACCTCATTATTCACATCATCCCAGCCTACGTTTTCTTGTTCCACTTTGGCAATATCCTCATAAAGCATTCCGTACTCTGGGTCATAACCTCCATATCCAACCACTCTAGCATCCTGTGGCATTTTCCGCAAGGCTTCGATTAGTTCTGATACGATCACTGTGCAGCCTCCTCAAGTTTCCTAATAAAATCATCCAATGCTGCTGTCTGTTCTGCATTAAGCATACCACAACAAACACTAGAATGATCAGCATACTCACCATCGTCTAGATTACGAAGCATCTGATAAACAGCATTTCGTAAGTAAAGTGTATCAACTTGGATTTTCATTTGATTTCCTCGCACTCTCTAAAGCTTTCTCAAGAAATTCAACCGCTGTAGGCCAACTACCGTCTAGTATAGAGGCATTTACAGAAGCGTCAATACCCTCATTCATCCAACGATTGATAAAGTCTTCAGACACTCCCTTTTCGATTAGGTGTCTAAGGTCTTTGCAGGTTTGGCATTGGCAGGTCATGTTTAATCCTCACAAGGTATTGTCATCAATCAATCTTTGTTTTTCCAATTCCAATCTTATGTTGTTTTGTTTTATAATAGACTCTTTTGAATCGTATTTATTAGAAATCATGCCAGAAAGTTTAAGTTTCGTGTATAAGTCTGTCCCAAACTCAGCATGAAGGTGTTTACCACAGTCTAAACATTTCGCAATGATCCAATAAGAATCGTCTTGTGAATCATAATTTCCTTTGTCAGATTTATATTCACCTTGCACAAGATCATGAGAGCATTTATTTTGCCACTGTTTTATTTTAATCTTGTACTCTGACACTTTAGCTTCAAGGTGTGTTGTGTTAGCTCTTATAAGTTGTGCCTCTGTATGAGTCATCATTTGATAGCTTCCTCGATAGTGTAAAAGTATTTATGCTCAGTGTCTGTATTTAGAGTTGTGCAGTAGTCGTCATCGTCCCAATCTAGATGCACATCACCTTCACGTTTTACGCCAATTGTTGGATAAGGGCCATAAGAGACAATAAACCCTTGAATAGTTCCATCAGGATAGCGTTTATAAATCTTCTGACCTTTTACAAGAGTGTCTTTGTTAATCATTTCCCAGCCCCCCAAATTTCTAGCGCCTCAATAAAATGTTCCCAACTCCCTACGCTATCATGTAGAAAATCCTCCTGCACCAAACCGCTGATTAAGTATACAGCATTCCAGTCGTAGTATTCTCCGTTGTGTTTGATCATTTCAAACCCGCCTTTGTCAGTAGGAAAGATGCCCAACAGGCATTCTGATAGGCCGTATGACCTTCCCGCCCGTAAGCTGCAATAATTTCATATTTAAGTTTCAATACATCAGAGTAAGGAATAAATGTCTGAGCTTTGTTCTGCTGGACAAGCTTAGGCAACTCTCCTGCTACAGTTGTGTACATGTTTAGTTGTGTGATCATTTCCCGTAAGCCTCCATCAAATAACTAGCAATCTCATAATAATTCTCTCGTGCTGCTCCACTTCCTGCCCAAGAATGAGTGCCTACAGATTTACCATTTCTTGTGTAGCAATGAATCCCATGTGTACGACCTACATCAATTCCTGTCAGCTCAGCTTCGATCTTACCGATGATTGTGTAGAATGTCAATTCGTCTGTTTGTGTGGTGTTCAATTGAAATACACTCCATTTATAAGTGATAAGGCTTGATCTTCGTTCATCCATTGAAGAGTTTCTGAACAATCATTACAACCAAGAAAGTAAACAGTTTTAATATCGTGCATGCGCAAGCGACCATCTTGAATGTCTGAATGTTTCTCATGGTAAGAGAACCACTGAATATCATCGCCACCACAGTTATTACAATCAGTGATCCGCTTCATTTGCCTTCTCCTATCTTAGTCTGCACAAGATGCACTTTATCGCTAATTAACAAATGCATTCCTTTGTCAAGAGCTGCATTCAATGCTTGAGATTTAGTATCACCTTCTGAGCATCGTTTGTAAACACCATTTATGTAGATTGCGTAGATCATTTGGTTCTAATGCCTCCGTTTCTCTCATAGATTTCTATAATCTTTTCCAAATTATAGACCCAAGTTGTCTCAGACCAGCCGTCTTTCATATCTCTTTTCAAGACTACTCCACATTCCAACTCTTGTAAACACTCTCTTTCTGCTTTCTTGCAAGAAATTGTATCAGGGAATTTGTGTATACTGTGCTGTTCTAGACTGTATAAAGCCTTTGAGTTCTGCTGTTTAATGCGGACTTCGCTGTTGTTAGCTATGCCAAATTTAATCGCCACGGCGTGTTTGTGTTCATCGAGCAACCAATTTATATAACACTCTTGCTGCCTATGGTTTGAGCAGGCACAAGGACGATAACCATTCTGTAAATTACCACTTACACTAGTTCCGGTTCCTCCACAAAGTGGGCAGTGTACATCCCAGTATGGATAATAACCATTAGCGTTTGTTCTATCACTTCTATAAAACCTAGTCTCGGATGGGAAAGCTCCAGAAGCAAAGAATGAGGCAATCATAACTTCGTCAGCCTTCCTTGTCATGCCACCCTTACAGGAGGGGCAACCATTACTCTGATGTAAGAGGCTGGTTATTGTACCGGTGACCCATTCACCATGCTCCTTACAGTTCAGGATAATCCCCGTCCCGCACCCATTCCAAGGTTCAATAAAGTCTAGGAATTTATATCCAATTTCATCAGCTTTACGACTACATAATGTTTTGTACTGAGGGATACTCCAGTCACTTCTATCACTGCAACCACATGGGATAGATTTCATATTAATTAGTCGTCCTTTCTTTCTACTGAAGTATCCTTCACCAAACAACTCCGTGTCTTTAGAGCAGTTGTTGCATTTGAGCACATACATCTTAGCCCCAAAGTTATCTCTACCACTCCAGCCAATAACAGCTAATTGCCCATCTTCCCCAAACCTTGGTTTTGTTAAAGACCACTCATCTTGTTGTAGTCCGTAGTTAGGGTCTAACACATCTTCTAAATTCATTAATCACCTTATCTCTTATTACTATCTAATATATCTATTGTCTTAGATCAAGCTTAGGAAAGATAGATCAACCCTATGGAAAGGCCATACAGGAACTACCTGCCTAAGACCTAACCGTAGTCTATCTCTCCCAAGCTGTCAACGATTCATTGTCTTGAGTCGCGCTTGAGGCTGCTGTGTAGCAGAACGCTTCGTATTAATAGAAGCAGATTAGTCATCATTCCACAAACAAAGATTTCTCCTTGCGTTGCGTCAACACCATCGCTATAATGACCTTCGATTCAGCTTGCTCTAGATGGTTTACCTCTTCGACTGAGCTTTAAGCTAGGTGCGGTGAGTGATCCTTACGGAGACATATCTTTCCTAGCCGAGCTGAATCAAGTGCCATCTCTGTTAAATGACTCAACGGCAACCATTCTACACGAGATTTTCAATAATGCAATAGGCTTGTGAAAATAAATTTATAGAAATTCACTTGACTCTCACCTACAAGGGTGTAGAATCACTCCCATCAACACAAACAACGTAGGAGATTGAGATGATTGAAGTTACAGATGACTATGTGAAATTGGGTGACATTGTGGTTCCTCATAATGAGTTTGTGTGGCGTTCCTGTACAAATCGCCATACGACGACCTATGGTAATTCTTGGGGTTGGATTGAGAATGCTCCCGGTAATGTCTGCTGGAGCAATGATCCGAAGGAGAAGCTTGATAGTAAACAAGCCCAAGCTCTAGTAAGTGCTCACAACAAATGGCTAGAAGACATTCAGCCTATCCAGCTTAAAATTATCAAAGCCAAGAAAGCTGTAAAAGACCTTACACAAACCTTCAAGGAAAAGGAGCAAGCCTACTTGAAGGCTAAGGAGATGCTTGAGAAAGCTAAAGATAGTCTTGCTGAGCTTTTGGAAAGAATGTAGCAGTTAGGCTACAATTTCGCCCAATAACACCTAAATTGTAGCCCAAGAGTGCAATAAATGTTGCACAGGCATAACAAAGACATTAGAATGTTTCGCATACAGAACACAAAGGAGAGGAATGGTGGACACAAACTTTAAGGCAATACCACAGGTTGACAAGGAATACATGGTCTTTGAGCACATCAATGGTCAGTACGAGCAGTTGACCGTGGTGCTTCCTCTACGAAAGGCTCAGGACTATATGCAGAATGCTTGCATTCGCCATGGAACAAAGTATATTCTTACAGAGGTTGTTCAGTATAAGTATGTGAAAGAGGATTGAGCTATCACCGCCCACAAACCCATAGCGATAATCAATTAGACGTTGCAGGAATGTGTGGTAGGATACCAGCGTATGAAATAGAGTTGTTGGGGGATGAAGGTAAATTGAGGAGAAATGAGATGAACAAAGTTCAAGCAGCGGATTTAATCTTGGCTTTAGATAAATACGCCCGAGGCGTTTGTCGGTATGAGTATGGACTGCCCACTTATGATAATAACTATGGGGGCATGGAAGATTATATGAGCAATATGATTCAGATTGTCTTGGCTGCTGTTAATAAGGAGAATCAAGAATGAAATTCACCAAAGATCAAGCTCTAGCAATCATGGGATTTACAGGCTTCACCACTACAAATTTCAGTACATTCCATGAGGATGTTGAGAAGCGTATTGGTCATCCTGTATGGACACACCAGTTTGCAGATGAGGAGTTTTCTGATAAAGTGAAAGCTCTGTATAAAGATGATTTTCTTTCATTTTGTGAGGAGTATAAATGATGAACGACTACGAAACACGCGAACGCATCCTCTCAGAAGCTCTAGAGGAACTAAAGCAGAAAGTAGGCTCTGAGCTGAACAGCATTATGGGCAACCTGTATTCTGATTATCTCCCTCACGTTGTAGGTGACACAGATGCTAATATTAGCTATCGTGTAGAAGGGTGTATTAAGAATATTCTTCAGGGGAAGATTCACACTGACGAAGATTATCCCAATCTATGCTGGGTTGATGATAGTTATGGTGGTCGCCATATAATCAGTTTATCACCACACAGTCTTGACTTGAAACCTCTTGCTGATATTATGGGTGAAACGATTCAGACTAACAGAATTAAACAGCTTGAGCAGGAAGTGGAGAGCTTGAAGACTCAGCTTAAGAATGCTTATGAATATCGGAGTTATTAAATATGAAAAATGGTAGAGTTGATTACGATAAAATTATTGACGGAAAGTACATCCGATCTTTTGTGGCGGGTGCAGTTTGTTATCATACAAGAGCTGGCATTCTGTGGTCTTCTATGATACAAAGAGTTAGGACGGGAAGCAGTGCTCAAACTGACAGAAATTTATACTCAGGTACTTCACAAGAATTTGGAGATTTTAATTCTTTTGCAATTTGGTGCAACAACCAAAAAGGTTATTTGAATAAAGATAGTAATAATAAGTTTTGGTCATTAGATAAAGATATTATATTACCCTTCAATAAAGTCTACTCAGAAGATACTTGTGCTTTTGTTCCAAATGAACTTAATTGTTTACTAACATATAGTTCTAAAACGAGAGGTGAGTATCCCCTAGGTGTACACTTCGATAAGAGGGGGCAGAAGTTTGCGGCACAAGCTAGTTTGAACGGAACTAGAAAATTCCTGGGCTATTCTACAAATGCCATGACTGCGCATCGCGCATACCAAGTATTTAAGATAGATAAATTTTCAGAAATGATAGTAAAATATGAAGGGTTGGTTGATTCTCGCGTAATTAGTGGACTAGAGTTGCACAAACAGCTTTTTATAGAAGATATAATTAATTTTAAGGAGACAATTCGATGAATTTGGAAAATATTACAGAGGAAGAACTTATTGAACTTTACCATAATCAAGCTCGGAACATGTCATACTATGCGGCGGCAGAAGGCCAATCATGGTATGCTGAAGCCAGTGATCGTGAAGCTTGCTCTGCTGAGTTTAGGAAAATTAATGAAGAGCTTAAGCGCAGAAATCTACCTATTCCACAAGGGAATTACTTGGTATGACATATGACCCAGAAAATTGCTCAATTGTCCTGACGGACCACAATGGTAAAGAATACTGCATTACAGGATTTGCTGATGCTGACTTGAAATTTGAACAGATGTGGCACAGAATTATCAATGTTCAAGACGATGGTTCATACCTTGTCTATTGCATGGACAATAATTTCTGTGGTAGCACTATACATTTCACAAAAGAAATGTATCATAAGCACATAAAGGATTTGAAGCCTAGTGTTGAGAGTCCGTTTAAGTTTAATAAGGTTGATCTATGAGAAACCCTGTGAAGCGTCATATGCACAAGTCTGTAAGAGCCTCTGTGGAGGCTTCTAAGCGACGTTCGTTGCAAAGTGAGGCTACCCTACAGGAAATGTCTGAATCGCTCTTAAACGATGCTGTAGAGCCTCAAACAATCACTTTTGAGAGCGGTTCTGAGGTGCATTGGGATTATTCAGAAGATTCTTTACAAGGTTGTATGAATGATGTAGGATCAAGTAGTATTTCGATTGATTGTGAGGAGGATTGAGATGAGCTATGCAAAACTTGCACCCAGTGGACGTATTATTCCCTCTGTAGAACATTGTGGAGAGCTTCAGTGGAAGCTACGTTATGCACAAGACAGCTTGACAAAGCAGGATATGTTGGTGATTGCTCATTATTTATCTCAGTACGCAGCATTTCATGAGCAGACTAATAAACATAGGAATGAATGGTTTAAAGAATATAAATTGGTTTGGGAGAATGAGTGATGAACAAACAATATGAACTATACATTGACAGCTTTACATTCTTTGTTAATGTAACAGGCTACTGGCACCAACCAGCTCTAGGCCCATCAGCGGATAATGACGTAGATTGCTATGGGTATACAGAGGTTGATTGGGATGTCACTAGCGTGACATATTGCGATGAAGATGGGAATGAATTTGAAACTACTGTAGATATTGAAGAATATTCTGAATTGATTGAAGAGAAGCTTCTTGAGATTAGGAAGGATGAGGTAGACAGTCAGGATTATGATGACTTTGATGATGGTTATGATGGGTATTAAGGAGAATAAATAATGGGTTGGACATATGAAGTTACTAAGTTTGTAAAAGTTGACAACTATTATCAAGACGTGTTTGAATATCGAGGAGAAAGCTTATTGAAAGCTATTCTTGCTATTCTACGAGCACGGAAAGAGAGTGGGTGTGTTACGTTTACTTGGAGAGGTTGATGGGTATTGAGGATGGTAAGCTAGAGATTTTTGGATAGTTGTGTTTGGGTAATTAATTGGAGGAAGAGATAGTGGGACTTTGTATTATTCCGATAACTTTTAAAAAGGCATGTGAATTTGTAACTAGTCTTCACAGGCATAATAAAGCCCCTCGTGGGCATAAGTTCAGTATAGGTTTAGTTAATGAGGAAAAGCAGTTAGTTGGGGTGGCAATGGCTGGCCGACCAGTTTCTAGACATTTTGATAATGGTTTAACTTTGGAAGTAAATAGGACTTGCACAGACGGGACAAAAAATGCAAACTCTATGCTATATGGTGCTATCTGGAGAGCTGCCAAAGCAATGGGTTACGTTAGGTGTATAACATATACACAATCAGAGGAAACGGGAGCATCTCTAAGAGCCGCAGGATGGGTAAAAGTGAGAGAAATTAAAGCTAGAAAGTCATGGGCTGAAAGCAGTACAGGAGAGTATGCAAAAATGAGGGACCCCATTGGTAATGGGGGAGTTGAAAGGGTTTTGTGGGAAATAGTTTCTAGTAAGAACCTTTTAGAAAGCTCTACTGTCGGGCTTGTTGAGTAGTAATACTAGAGATTATTACTTCATATCAATTTAGGTATAAAGAGCTTTGTAATTAATTGGAGGAAATAAATTGGCTTGTGTAACTAAGATTAAACATGATGTACCACATTGCACAGCAGATAAGGGTTTGCAAGTATTCTACGACGATGGCAAGAATACTTTTACGGGCTACTGTTTTAGCTGTGCAGCTAAAGGCTTAGAGGCTTATGTCTCCGACCCTTATAATGGGAAACTCCCAGCTCCACCAAAGCGTAAGTCTGAGGATGAAGTCTTTGAAGAGATTCAGGAGATTCGTAATCTAAAATCTCCTCGTGAAGAGCATCGTGGGATTGCACCAGAATACTTTGCTCGGGCTGGGATTAAACTGGCATACAGTGAGTATGACGGCAAAACTCCATTTACATTCAACTTCCCTTACACAATTGATGCCAAGCTTGTTGGTTACAAAGCTATCATGCTTGATAAGAAAGCTATGTGGTCTATTGGTGATATTAAGGGAGCTGATCTGTTTAACTGGGAGATTGCCAAGAAGAATGCCAGCGGCCCTAAGCCTCGTCTTTATGTGACAGAAGGTGAATGGGATTGCCGAGCACTAGAGCAGATGCTTGAAGCTCATGCAGCTAAGCGTAAGAGTGCTTACAACAAGTTCTCTGTTACAAGCCTCCCGCATGGTGTTGGAAGTGCCGTCACAACTCTCGGTCGCATGCGTAAAGAGATTGATAAATTCTTTACTGAAATTGTGCTAGTGTTCGACAGTGATGAAGCCGGACTTAAAGCTGTAAAAGATGTACAGAAGATTCTGCCAGACGTTAAGACTGTAACCTACCCAACCAATGCCAAAGATGCAAACGAGGCTTTGTTAAAAGGTGATGGTGATTTGTTTGCGGATTTCTGTATTTGGAAGAGCGCAAAACCTGTTACTGAAGGTGTTGTTAGTGTTGGTACAGTGCTCAGTCGTGACCTTGAGCCTCCACAACCGGGCTTCTCCTATCCTTGGCAAGCATTTACGGACATGAACTGCACCCAGCGAATGGGTGAGGCTACGTGTACCGCCGCTGGCGTTGGTCTGGGTAAGACTTTGATTGCTCACATGAAGCATGCACACAATATTATTGAACACAAGGAGAAGACATTTCTTGTTTTGTTGGAGGAACCAAACCGAACAACTTTGTATAACATGGCAGGTAAGATTGATGGGATTCCATACCACGTACCAAGCATCCATGAGAAACATCGTGAGCAGTATCTTGAAACGGCATACAGTCTGGAAGGTAAATTGTTCCTGTGGGAAAGTGAAGGTCAAGCGGCACACAATCGCTTTGACATTGAAGAGATTGTAAAAGCTGTTCGTTACAATACAATGGAGTATGGTGTAAGATTCCATGCAATTGACAACATGACACGTTTGGTTGATCACCTTTCCACTGGTGAAGCTAATGAGTTTATCAACAAGTGGTCTAGTGAGCTTGCAAACCTAGCTGCTGAGCTAAACATTCACATTGACCTCTACAGTCACCTTAACCCACCAAAGGGTAAGGATTCTAGGGATCATGAGAATGGTGGTGAAGTGCTGGCTAGTCAGTTGACGGGTAGTCGTGGTATTATGCGTGCTTTCCCACTGATTATGAGTTTTGAACGTAACAAGCATGCACAAGGTGACTTGAAAGCAAACAGCTTCTTGGGTTGTATCAAGAACCGTATGTTTGGTGGTGAAGATAAGTTCAAGACACGTTACGAGCAAAGTACAGGCCGACTCCTTCAATACGAGTGGGAAGGCGATTCACTATAAGGAGGCTGTTTTGAAACCTATTTACAATTGGAAGCTCGCTACTGTGGCGGACTTGGAATCCGATAATTTGCTAGACCTTGCTACTAAGTTGCATGTGCTTGGTTTTCAAATGAATGAAAAAGAGATTAAAACTTTCCGAGGCTCAACAGAAGGTGAGAGGATTGTCAAATTCTTTAAGTGGCACGTAGATAACGAGATTCCAATTGTAATGCACAATGGTATTTCTTTTGACGTACCTTTGATGGAAAAGTTGTTTGGTGTTGATTTGTCCAATCTAATGCTGATTGATACCCTTGCTTTGAGCTGGTATCTCAACCCTGATCGCCGTCAACATGGCCTTGGCACATTCTGGGAAGATTATGGTATTGAGAAGCCTGTTGTAGAAGATTGGTCTGAACAGCTTTATGAGGTTTATCAGAATCGAGTTGTAGAGGACGTTAAGATTAACCAAGCTCTTTGGAAAGACTTGAAGAAACGTCTTATTGAGCTTTACACAACAGCTCGTGTTGAGATTGATTCTGGTGCTGTAGGTGGCAAACGTCTGTCCGATGATGAGGTGTTGTATATTGATAGTCTGGTTGGCTTGTCTGTTGAAGAGCATATCAACCGTCTATTAACATTCTTGATGTTTAAGATGGACTGTGCTCGCCTACAAGAGAAGACACGTTGGGAAGTGGATGTTGATCTGTTGCTTGAGACAGAGAAAAAGCTTGAAATTATCTGTGAAGCTGCAAGGTCTGAGCTTGAAAGTGTAATGCCAAAGGTTCCACAATTTACTAAGAAAGAGGCTCCAAAGAAGCCTTACAAGAAGGATGGTACACTTTCTGCTATTGGGGTTAAGTGGGAAGAGCTGATGCGTACTTACGATGCCAAGGAAGTTGATGAGTACGGAACATTGAAGGTTCAACAAACTGAGGTTAAGGGTGTCTACAAGGTGCTGAACGGTTATGAAGAGCCAAGCGCCTCTAGTCCAGCCCAAGTCAAAGCTTTGCTTTACTCTCATGATTGGGTTCCGGTCAGCTTCAAATATGAGAAGGATGAAGAGAAGTTTAATGCATGGATTGCCAAGAAACCAAAGGAAGGTTCACACCATAGCAAATGGACAGAGTGGAAAGAATCACGTCCTGAAGAACGTGCAATCCCACAAATCACTGTAGGAGGTGAAGATGGTAAAGAGCTTTGCGAATCTGTATTGGAATTGGCTGAAGATGTTCCAGAGATTCGTAAGTATGCAGAGTACAACGTAGCCAAGCATCGTCTTGGTGTGGTTAAGGGCTTTATCCGTGATCTGAAAGATGGTAAATGGCTTCAAGCTCGTATTGGTGGTTTCACTAACACCCTACGTGTGCAGCATCGTGAGCTTGTAAATCTTCCGGGTGTAGACAAACCTTATGGTGAAGACATTCGTGGCGTTCTAATTGCTGGCGATGGTAAGTGCCTCCTTGGCTCAGACATGAGTAGCCTTGAGGATCGTGTGAAGCATAACTTTATGTTGCCACATGACCCTGAATACGTTGCTACAATGCAAGAAGAAGACTTTGACCCCCATATTTTAACTGCCTTCACTGCTGGCATGGTGACAAAGAAAGAGTATGAAGACTTTAAACGTGGTGAGAAATCTGCTAACGCCAAAGCTGCACGTAAGAAGGGAAAGACCACAAACTATGCTTCTGTGTACAACGCAGGTGCTGCTAAGATTGCACAAGCTGCTGGAGTCTCACTAAAGGAGGGTAAACAACTACATGAAGGCTATTGGAAGCTTAACTGGTCTGTTAAAGCCATTGCTGAAGAACAGGTAGTGATCCGTGACAGTAAAGGTGGCAAGTGGTTGGTGAACCCAATCAACGGTTTCTGCTACTCCTTGCGTAAGGAATCTGATAGATTCTCTACGCTCGCTCAAGGTACTGGCAGTTATTTCTTTGACATGTGGGTTGACAACATCCTTAATGAGACTCAAGCTAGGTATGGTAGAAAGACTCTGACAGGCAGCTTCCATGATGAGTGCATTCTTTGTGTGAAAGACAGCGAGAAATTTAAAACTGAGTTTGCAGAAATCATCAAAGAAGCAGTTGACAGAGTGAACGTAGAGTATAAACTACGGAGGAAGCTTGGTTGTGAAGTGCAGGCTGGCAAGTGTTACAGTGAGATTCACTAAAATAATTTAAATTTCACTTGCGCTATCAAAGAAAATGTGAAACAATGGCTCCACATTAAACAAGAGGAGGATGTGAGATGGAAGACAATAGTAAGATTCGGTATGAACTGACAGACGTTCAATTTGAACGGTTTGAGAAAATCCTTGATGAGGTTTGTGTCAAGGATAATGGTAAGCTTCAAGGGCTGTTAAACCGCCCAAAGCGTTGGGCTAAATCTGAGGAGGCTACAAAATGAAATCATATATCTATACATGCGTAATCAAATCCTCGGGTATCCCTATTCAAGACATTGCTTATTCTCGCCAAGAAGCACGTCAAATGAAAAGCTTGTATGAAGGTGTATAAGGGTAAGGTGAACATCTTGCGTTACGAAAACCCAGCTAAAATTCGATAAGGAGGAAATATGAGTAACATTCCAAAAGGTTATCAGTTGCACATTACGTCTTGGACAAACGATGCTGACAACTACAACACAACTATTCACAGCGGTCTTAGTCCAGATGATGTAAACTTTCTACTTCAAATTGTAAAACCATTTAAAAGTCGCCACTCTGGCGGTAAGTTTGGTAACAATGAAGGATGTACAATGGCGATCAATGAACATATCTTTGAGTGCTGGCAAGGACATAATTCCAAAGAGCATTCTGCATATGCAGAATGGTTTGAGGATCGTGATGAAGAAGACGAGGACTACGCAGAAGGTTTGTCTGACCTTGCATACGATCTTGTTGGTTGTGATGAATACTGCGGCTGGCGAGTATTTGATGGGGCTAAGGTGTTCCACTTCCCAGTTGAAGTAAAAGAAGTAACTGAAACTTTTATCTAAGGAGAAACAACAATGAATGCAAAACAGGCTCGTAAACTACGTCAACAAGCCCGTACATCTGGTGCAGCTGTTGAAACAACATACACAATGGAAGTGTACAATAAGCAATATTTTGATGTGTTGACGGGGAAGATGAAAGCTTATAAAGTGTATTCCAGTAGCATGGATTTGTGTGTTCGATCTGTGTATCAGGAATTGAAGAAATCATTTAAAGAGGGTAAGTAATATGGGTTATAGTAAAGATAGTGTCTTGGCTCTGCTGTTGAATGCAATTGCACAAGCAACCAATGATCTGAATATGGAGCGTGTGACTCTTTTGTCGCAAGCTTATCAACGAATCGCAAGCGTAAATGCTTGAGATAATGCAGTAAAACAGTCTCACCAATAGTGAACAAATAATACACAACGTATAGAGGAAATAAATATGACTACAAGTATCATTGTAAAACAACTTCCTAAGTCTGGTACTTTGGAAACCTTCAACGTCTACATCAAGAACACTCCTGTATTTTATGCAGCAGTTCATGAACCTAAGCTGAAATATCAGAGCACTGACAAAGAGTTTAGTCTGACAGCTTTCGTGGACGAAGAGACTAAAGATAAGCTGATTGACGAAGTGATGTTGAATAAGAGCTTCGCACAAGTTGGTAAGGATAAGACCAGTAAAGCACCACGTCGCATCAAGTATCCCCTGTCCTCTCAGGTTGAGGAAGGTAAGGTAAATTATGATGTAGTGGATGGCTTGTTTGGTTTTAACGTAGCCAAACCTGAGTTCAGCAAGAAGGGCAATCCTATGAGTGTCAACGTGATTGATGCAGAGGGTAATACCTTTACCGAGAACGTAGGTAACGGCTCTGTCTGTACTCTCAAGCTGTTTGGTTACAAGAACCAAGATGGTCAACTCACTGTCACTCTGGACACTGTTCAAGTGATTGAGCACATTCCTTATGAAGGTAAAACTTCTGCTGATTCTGTTGAGGATGATGTATTGGGGGTGAGTTATAAAGTGAAGAAGTCTGATGTTAAGCCTGCTGAACAAGAAGCTCCTAAAGCTGCTCCGGTTGTACAACAAGAAGCTGAAGACTTCGACGACCCGTTCTGATCTAAGTTGATCTAAAGCCTCTCTGAAATATGGGAGGCTGTTTTAAGGAGACTTATGAAGCCCAATCCATCTCATATCCCCAGGGGCTACATGTGTATCACTTGTGAACACAAGCATAGAAAGTGCAATCATCTAGACTTCACTAAGATGCAAGTGATTGGTGTTTTCAAAGATGACGGTACTCGTGAAGTAAAATGTACTGATTTTATTAAAACTGAATAGGAGAAATAAACATGAAAGATAAACAAAACCTCTACAGCCGAGCTTACCAACTGGCTCAAGAAATCATCACTCTGCAAGAAGACTTGAAAGAGCTGAAGGGTGAGTTCAGTTACGACAAAGAATACAACACTGAAGGCTATGACAAGAAAGAAGTGGCTAAAATCATCAAAGCTGCTGTTGCTAAAGCGAAGGAAGATGATCTGAAGACTAAAGCTGATGAACTTAATGAGCTTCAGGAAATTCAAGAGACTTATTCGTAAGATTAATAAACAGCCCTGCTTATGTGGGGCTTTCTTTTAGGAGAGACTATGATTGATGTTTTGCGACGAATAGAATATGGAGATACTGGTTCTGGTGATTTTGCAGAAATCACAACTGAGTCTATGCAGAATTTTGCTATTCTACTTGGAAATGAGAGTGTCTCTGGTGATCGGAGATTTGTAGTTTATGAGTCTGATGTTAACGCCTTGATTGATGCTCTAGTTGAACTTAAAACAATGCTTTAGGAGGAAATGTTATGGGTGTTATTACAACAGCTCGCTTGATGGTTGGTCTTATGTATGAAGACATTGAAGACTGGGTGAGTGAGAACAGACGTGATTGTGATGGGCCTTACAGCAACTCCGAAGACCCTATTGACGTATTAGAACGCCTCAACCTTACAATTGCTTCACCTTATTACGATGCTGGCTATGAAAACTCCTTTATTGGCATCGAAGTGGAAGATTGTGATATTGCTGAAATCGTCTGTGATCGTATCAAGATTGCTGCGAAGCAGTTTGAGGAGTTGACAGGTATTATTGGGACTGTTCATGCAGCAGCTGATGTGGGGTGATATGAATGACTAAACAATACACAGCTCTCATCGACGTTGACACCCTTATCGTACACGCAGGGATTGCAGGGCAAGAAACTTATGTAACTGTTACACACAACACTACTGGTTGGACAAAGGAGTTTAAGAATCAGACTGAGTTCTTTGGTGATCATCATAAGAAAGCTGGTGGCTGGTTGGCTGAGATAAACAAGAGCAAAGAGGAAAAAGGACTTCCTATTGTATCACCAGATGCTTTTACGATTGAAGCTGGCGTTCGTTTGATTGAGGATGTTGTACATGAAAATGGAACAGCGATTACGCCAGAACAGATTGTTAAGGGGCGATTCAAATCCAAGATTGAGGCAATTGTAAATCAACCTTGGTGTAAAGACTTCAAAATCTGCTATGGTACAGGCACTAACTTTCGTTATGATATTGCTGAAACTGTTCCATATAAAAATGAACGTCCAAGTAAACCTTTACTGTTTGATGTTGTCAGAGACTATATGCTGTGGAAATATAAAGACCACATGATTACAGTAGACAATGTTGAGTCTGATGATATTCTAACAGCAGAGCTTCACAGTGCATGGATCAGAGCAAAACGTAAGCATGAGAATCTCGATGTTGTGTCCTGTCACATTGACAAGGATATAAATCAATTCCCTTGTTTGCACTTCAACTTTGACAAACCTGAGCTTGGTCTTGTTAAGATTACACCGCTTGAAGCTGCTAAGAACCTTGCAAGCCAAATGCTTCAGGGTGATACTGTAGACTCTATTCCGGGTTTACCTAAGCTTCCTGATGAGATGCACAAGAAGTATTCCATCAGACGTTCAGGAAAGGGATTGGGAGAGAAGACAGCAAGAGCTTTGATTGAGCCTTGCCAAGATACTAAGGAAGTGTTTGAACGTGTTGTAGAGGCTTACAGAGGCTTCTATGGGGAAGATAAGCAACCATTCACATCTTGGTATGGTGATGAGACAGGACGTAACTGGCTAGATCACTTGAATGAGCAATATAGGTTGCTGAAGATGCGTTCTGTTGTTGATGCAGATGTTGGTCATGTAAAAGATTTTCTTACTAAACTGGAGGTGAGTTATGAATAAAATTACTAAAGAATATCTGGAAGACTACGTTGCAGATATGGGGATTTTTGAGAAAGAGCATCGTAAATACTCAAGCTTCTATTGCTCGGCTACCTACACAATCACTCAGACTGATATTGAAGAGCTGAAGACTGAAGGTATTGATGCTTCTGATTTCTTGAATGTCTACATCACTCTGAATGGTACGTGGGATGACAGTAATGGTACAGAGTGGGATTCTATGTACTTCTGTAAAGTAGAAGAATATCAAGAGCTTGTTCCTGAGCAAGTGATTCCTGCTCATTATGTCACTAATTGGAAAACAGAAGTGTTTGTACCTGTATGGGAGTGAAAACAGAGCAAGAGGCAATCGACTTTTGTAAGTATGTGTACTCTCAAATGCCAGCAGTCACTAAATACGAAGGCTATACATTTGAGAACTACATGAACTCTGTGTTCCTTGCTAACGAGGGGTATGAGGACTATTTTATTAAAGTGTTTGATGAGGCTTCAGATAAAGGTGTAGGATTGTACAAATATTCGGAGTTTAAAGGTGTAATTGATGAATAAGCCTTGGCTCACTCCAGAAGGCAAGAAGATATGGAAGACAGAGGCTCAGTATTGGGGTTGGCTTAGAGGAGCTATTAGACGTATCTGGGCTGACTATCCTCTACGAAAGGAATGGAAAGCAAGGAAGCTTCGCCCAATCACACAAGAAGAGAAAGAAAGCAAGAAGTTTCATCCATCTACAAAGAATCTTGGCCAGTGCCACTATTGTGAGGAATGGTTTGCAGGATCAAAGCTTGAGTGTGATCACTTAGAGTCTTCTGATGGATGTACAAATAAAGTTGAAGCTGAGTCTTTCTTGTGGTATTGTGGTAACGGTATTGGAGATGAGTGGGTCTTGGCCTGCAATCCCTGCCATAAAAACAAGACCCATTCCGAAAGACGTGGGATTTCAATGCAAGATGCTTCTTATGAGAAGATAGCTATAGACCTTGAGAAGAAAAAGCTTGTATCTGTTTGGTTGAAAGGAAAAGGTGTAACACCAGCCAGTAATGCCAAGCTTCGTAGGCAGCAAATTATTGATAAGCTAAGAGAGGAGAAAGAGAATGAAAGTTGAAATTATTCAAGACAAAGAAAATGAAATGTTAAGTATCTCTGTTAATGGTACTTGTTTCTTTTACGGTAATTACTGGGATTTTAATGTACCCGGAGATATTAAAGACTTGATTAGTTTCATGTCCCGTAAAGGTGATGTTGAGTATGATTTTGATCAGAAGGTGCTGGACTAATGACTGACAAGCAACCAAACAAAACCTACATCATTCAACACAAAGAAACCAAAGAAATGTTTATTGCACGTTCTGGTAAGTCTTCTTGGAAGCAACCCGGACATGCGAAGAACGCTTGGAATCAGAGTATCTTTGGTTGGAACCTTGAGAAGTATGGTCTACCACGGATTGTGGAGCCTAAGAGCTGGGATGCTAATTATGTCCGTGTTCCTAAGTTTGATGAGCAAGGTGTGTTTGAAGTTGTTGAGCTAAAACATAAAGCTCAGAGTGATCTTGAAGAAGCTATTGAACTCCTTAATCACATTCAAGGGCGTTGTGATTCAGCTGGCTGGGATATGATTGAAGATTTCTTGAAGAGGGTGAAGCTTTGATTTCAGATACAGACTGGGAAATTTTAGAACGTAGATTAAAATCTATTGAAGCTTCAATTCAAATGCTTGAGTCTGTCTTTGGGAATCCCATGAAACATGTAGGAGGCAATGGTGATGTGGATTACGTTCTACAAGAAGGCAGCCTCAGTGATGCAGGAACTGTCCAAGTTTGGAATAATAACCAGAAGCTTGCAGATTGTATTTCAACTACTAAGCTGGAGGAATAAAGATGATTAAGAAAATCTACGCATACTTGTTCTACGACTTCTGGAATAACCACTACAATGCAATGATCGTGGATTACTATTTTCGGTTGTTCCTTTGGTTTCCGTTGGCGCTTAATTAGGAGGGCGCATGTCTGACATAATCAACCTCTTTGATGAGAAAGCTAAACGACTTGTAATATTCAACATCTCACAAGCTGAAGCTGATGTTCAGAAATATAAAGATGTTGTTATGAAGAGTGTAAGAGATTTCCATACGTTTAGTGTGCAAGAGAAAGTAGAGCTGTATTCTAGTCTCGCTGCGTTCAATATAGAAATCCTGAAGCAATTATTGGAATATAAGAAAGGAGAAGTGGTTTGAGTAATGATTGGAAAGTAGAAGCAGAACAACTAGCACGTCAAGGTAAATCGTGGCGTAAGATCGCTGAGCATCTTGACCAACCAAAAAGCACAGTGTCTGACCACTTGCGTAAGGTGTTCAGTCAAGATGTTGTAGATCATAAACATTCAAGTGATGTATATTCTGTGCGCAAGGTTGATCGCGAGGAAGATAACAGTCGTATTCTGTTTATCAGCGATATGCACATTCCTTATCATCACGTAGACACAATTGCTTTCTTGAAACACTTGAAAGCTAAATACAACCCAACACGAGTAATCTGCCTGGGCGATGAACTTGATAAACATGCTCTGAGTTACCATGACTCTGATCCAGACCTGCCGAGTGCTGGTGATGAGCTGAAGAAAAGCTTGCCTGTGATTCAAGAGTTGTTTGAAATCTTCCCGACAATGGATATCATTGAGTCAAATCATGGTAGCCTTGTTTGGCGTAAGGCTAAGACATTTGGGATTCCAAAACACTATATCAAATCATATAATGATGTACTTGGTGTTGATGGTGGGTGGAAGTGGAGCTTTGACTTGACTGTTAATCTCCCGAATGGTCAGAAGTGTTACGTGCATCATGGTAAGACAAGTAATGTGATTCAGCTCAGTCAACAGATGGGTATGTGTGCTGTGCAAGGCCACTTCCATGAAAGCTTTAAGATTGACTATTGGGGCAATCCTACAGGTTTGTATTGGGGTATGCAGTGTGGTTGCCTGATTGATGATGACACAATGGCATTTAACTACAACAATGTGAACATTAAACGCCCGATAATTGGTACTGGACTTGTGATTGATTCTATGCCAGTATTGGAGCCGATGGTACTTGATGTAAATGGTCGTTGGGTTGGTAAATAGGAGGAACAAATGGAAGAAAACTATGATCTTCAGGTTGGTGATGTTATTCTTGTAACTGACAGTGGTTGGGGGTTAGTTGAGGACAATATAGGTAAATATGTTGAACTGTTGAAGTATTGTGGTTACGAAGAGCGGTGGTGGGTAAGGGGTTACAATTGTGAATTGATTAATCATGAACCTGACTACGCAATTGATGAAGGTACTTTTGGCAAGAGTCCTATGGTATTGCTGAACACAAAAGAGGAAGTTACAAAAGGTGGCTTCCACTCTCCACTGGAATCCCGCAAGAATGATAAAAACCAAATGGAGTTGGTTGACACAGGCTTCCCAAATGCTCTTATGGTGCTTGGTGAGGTGATGACTTGGGCAGCTAAGAATAAAGGGTATTTGCCAAATGATTGGAAAGATATTCCTAATCCTAGTATGAACCTGCTTGGTGCTGCCAGTCGTCACCGTAATAAGCGCTTGAAAGGGGAAGAGTTTGATGATGAGAGTGGTCTTCCTCATCTTGCACATGAAGCGTTTAATGTGCTTGCGCAGCTTGAGCTGTTGATGATGGGTAAATTGAAATGAGTAAACCCATTTTAGGATGTGACGTTGATATCTGCTTGGCACCTTCCGATAAGGGTTGGATGGAGTACATGAAATACTTCAACGGCTTCGGAAAGGTTGTACATCGAACAGATGGTTTGCTAGAATACGACCTAAGTAAGATGTACCCAACTGTAGCTGACCCATACGAATATTGGCGGACACTTGACTACAATCAGTTCAAGCCACTGGAAGGCTCTGTAGAAGCTCTGGATGCTTTGTCAAAGTATTTTGATATTGCTTTTATTAGCCAAGCGAAAGGCTTTCACCACAAGAGTAAGTACTACTGGCTAGATCGACACTTCCCATTTAAAACTGGTGTAATGCTCACCAAAGAGAAATGGTTGATGAAGGGAAGTGTTGTAGCAATGATTGATGATCGTCTTGACCATTTGAAAGGGTTTGACTTTGATCAACGTATTCTTTTCGCCACTAACTACACACAATCTGTAGAATGCGATGTAGCTTATTCATTCTCGGAGTGGAGTGAGGGTGTTGTTGAACGGTTGTGTGAATTGTATTTGTGAAAAGTCTTTAGGAGGATATATAAATGGCGAAATATGCTCACTGCATGACTGCGGATTTTAAAAATGAAAGTGGTTTATGGGTAATTTCTTATAATCCAGAGCCTTACGTTAAAGCATGGACGACAGCAGGGAAGTTATGGACGAACCTAAACCAGAGGTTGAGGGCAAAAACTAAAAATAATAAGCTTTACTCTGAGTGCTCTAACAACTTTAAAAGTTTTCAAGAGTTTGCTGAGTGGTGTCAGTTACAACATGGTTATCTTAACAAAGAAGATAATGGTAATTATTGGAGCCTTGACAAAGATATTCTAGGTTGTGGGAAGTCATATGACCCAAGCTCTTGTTTGTTTGTACCAAACTTCATAAATGTGTTCTTTAGTTACAATAAAGTTAACAGGGGTAAATTTCCCATAGGTGTAAACTTCCACAAAGAGTCGGGTAAGTTTGTGGCTCAATGTACTGTTAATGGGAAACAAGAGCATTTAGGATTATACCTACACCCCATGGAAGCTCACAAGGCGTGGCAAGAAACTAAACTTTTGCAATTAGAACAACTACTTAGTTGGTCCTTGGAAACAAAGCATGAAAAGCTTATTACGGCGTTATCTTACAGAGTAGAATTACTTAAAAACCAAGTAATTAAAGGACTGGAAACTTTAAACTGAGGGGAAATATGAAGGACTTTAGTAATATGTACAAACGCATCATTTCTTGGAACAATCGGGCAGGTGTTAAAGAGCATGCCTTTGGGACCCTCAATTGGGATTCCGCAACACTTTTACAGTGTAAGCTTCTTGTAGAGGAGGCGAGTGAAACCCTGGAAGGTATTGAATATGGGAATATGGTGGAACTTCTAGACGGGACTGTTGATAGTTTTGTCATCCTTGCTAAGTTGATTGATATACTGGAAAAAGCCGGTTTTGACTTCATAGGAGCTTGCGAGGCTGTCATGGACAATAATGACCTTAAAATTTATGATAGCTATTACACTGCTGTAGAGGCTAAAGAAAAGCTTGAGGAACGTGACGATCAAGAGTATAGTATTGAGACAGCAATTTGTAATGGAATGCCCTTTTACAGCGTCCGACGCTTCGACGGAAAGATCATGAAGAAGGTTGGGTTTGTTCCTGTGAGTCTCGATGAGTTTGTCCCATAAATCTGTAGGGGGAATTATGTTGATTGGTTTGGTTCCAACAGGTAGAGTAAAAGAAGATTATAGGCTACACATTAAGAACAAACGTGACTACGATATTGCGGTAAGTTCTGGTGTAGCATGGGTAGCTTATGAAAACCTCCCCTTGTCTTGGTCTGAAGCAGAGCTAGAGATACTTGCTTACAAAGCTAAAGTAGAATATTGTGAATGCACTAGAGCTGATAATTATGAAGCGTCTAGTCGATTGGATAGTTGAATAAGGAGGAGGAAGAATGACACAGATTACAGCGAGGGTAATTGCTCACAGTAAGAGTGCTGTGAATGGGAAAGAAATTATTACGTTTGAGTTGGAATTTCCTCGACTGATTCTCGCAGAGTTCAACACTCACAACGCCTTATCCAAGAATGCTTCCAGCTCTCGTGCAATTCCTGTAGCCAAGATGCTAGAGCAAGTTCGCAACAATCCTGCAATGCCTGTACGCTTTGGTAAGAAGAATAAAGGCATGCAGGATGATGGTGAACACAATGACCTAGTGATTATGACCAACCAACAAGCAGACTCTTGGGGCGGTATGTACCCAGAAGATGCTTGGCGGTATGCTGCAAACATTGCTGCTGATTTTGCTCAAGCCTTTGATGATGCCGGATATGCTAAACAAATTTGCAATCGTCTGATTGAGCCTTTCCAGATGATGAAGGTTGTGATGACTGCAACTGATCTTAATAACTTCATCTGGCTTCGTGATCATCCAGCAGCAGACCCAACGATTGAAGTGCTGTCTAAGGCTATTAAGGTTGCAAAAGAAGAAAGCACACCCTTTCTTCTTCAACCCGGTGAGTGGCACTTACCTTATGTAGAGACAACTCGTGACTTCAGTGGTAAGATTCTGTATATCATAACAACAGACAGAGATGATCCAGAACGTGTCCCAGATGTTGAATATGATCGGTATGTGAGGATTCTAAGTGAAGAGGATGCTCTTGCGATAAGCGCTAGCTGTTGTGCTCAAGTTAGTTTTAGATCACTTGACGATAGTATTGAAAAAGCGTATAGTGTTGTTCAAAAGTTGAATCTTGGAGGTGCTGATAATGAACCAGTACATGCAAGTCCTCTGGAACATCAGGCGTCGCCGATGAAAGAAACAACTTATCATCGTGTAGATAAGTACCCAGATATGTACGTGACTAAATCTCTAGATCAGAATAATCCAGAGAATATTAAATCTTGGCAAGAGGGTATTACGCATGTGACACGAGAAGGGGAGTTTGGTTCTGGTAACTTAAAAGGCTTTATTCAATACCGCCAACTTATTCCAAACAATGTAAAGCGAGGTTGATTAAATGAATGACTATCCAAAATCACAATGGATTTTTGAGCTTGTAAACATTATGTCTAAGCGTCAATTGATTCCTAAGAAAGATGCTCTGTGGGCTATCATGGAAGAGATTGAGGAATATGATGAAATGTTTGCAGAGGGTTTGAGTCCACAAGAAGTTTATGCAGAAATCACAGAATGAATAAGGAATAATATGAATATTGATTACAGTGACACATACAACCAATTTTTATCTTTTGTAGACCTTGAACGTGATCCTGAATGGAATGATGCTTGGAAAGCACAGGACGAAAAGAAAGTAGAACAACTACTACATAAGTATGGTGCTGATCTTAAATACGGCTGGGAAGTAGAAGTAATCCTCCATCGTCCACGTACAAGCAATGCAGCAGAATATGGCCCTAAGATTAACTTTGTAGAGCGTACAGATGCTGAGTTTGCTCCCTATGTAGCTACGGAAGATATGATTGCTAATACTAAAGACTCGTTCTTGAAAGCAGAACTAATGGTGATGAGCAAGCGTAGTAACTTTAGTGGTGATTTGATTGACCGATTCGGTGAAGAAGGGGATGAGATTTGAAAGAGGGGAATGTAAAGCAACACCTTGGTATTTTGATTGATTACTCACGAGACTCTGACATTCCAGAGCAGGGTTTCTCAATGTTGACTCGAAAAGGGTTTTATAAAAAGGACTGGGAGACAAGCCCTCAAGAAGGTTTTGCACGAGCTGCGACTTGCTACTGTTTTGGTGACTATGACTTTGCTCAACGTATTTATGACTATGCAAGTAAAGGTTGGTATACTAACGCAAGTCCTGTTCTGAGTAATGCTGTTGAGGTCGAGTGGCCAACTTTCACCAAGGAGCAGTTTGATGAAGCTGGCGATTGGATGGAAGAAAATGTTTCTCCCGAAGGTATGCCAATCTCTTGTTTTCTCGTGAAGATTCCTGATACTAAGGAAGGATTGGTAGAGGCAAGCTGTGAAACTAAGTGGCTTTCAATGGCAGGGGGTGGTATTGGTGTATGGGCTGCTAATCGTAGTCCAGATGAAAAGTCTACTGGTGTAATGGCCCACATGAGCGGATATGATGCTGATACACTTGCATACAAGCAAACCGGCTCTCGACGTGGTAGTGTTGCAGCTTATCTTGATATTGACCATCCTGAGATTATGCAGTTTATTGGTATGCGTGACCCTGTTGGTGGTGATCAGAACAAAAAGTGTTTTAATATGAACAACGCAGTAACAATCACTGACAAGTTTATGGTTGCTGTGATTAAAGGGGAAGACTACGAACTGGTTGACCCTAAACATGGCCCCACTGGACGTTACCTGAGTGCTAAAGAGGTATGGGAAAAGATTCTACAGATGCGCTTTGAGACTGGTGAGCCTTACATCATGTGGAAGGACACAGTTAATCGGGCAATTCCTGAATGGATTAAGAACCCGCACTACCATGTAGGACAAAGCAACTTGTGCAGTGAGATTACACTTTGGACTTCTGAGAAAAGAACTGCGGTTTGCTGCTTGAGCAGCCTGAACCTTGATAAGTACGATGAATGGAAAGATACACAAATTGTTGAAGACTTGGTTCGTTATCTCGACAATGTGCTTGAATACTTTATTCGTCTTGCTCCAAAAGAGCTTAGTAAGGCTGTCTACTCTGCAAGCAAAGAGAGGGCTATTGGTTTAGGTACACTTGGCTGGCACTCTTATTTACAAAGTAAGATGATCCCATTTGAGAGTGGTGGGTTTAACAGCGCGATTCAACATACTCATCTAGTGTACGGCAACATTAAAAAGAAAGCTGTTGCTGCAAGCCTGATGCTGGCCGACGAGCGTGGCGAAGCATCTGATTGTGTTGGTAGTGGTATGCGTAATAGTCACCTACTGGCAATTGCACCCAATGCATCTTCATCTTCCTTAGTTGGTGTTAGTCCAAGCATTGAGCCATGGAAGGATAACTGTTTTGTTGCTGATGGTCGTGCTGGAGCATTTCTAATCAAGAATAAATACCTTGAGAAGACTTTAGAGAAGTATGGGCAGAACACAAAAGAAACATGGAAGAGTATTCAGGATAATGGTGGAAGTGTTCAGCACTTGGAATACCTGAGTGACCTTGAAAAAGAAGTGTTTAAAACATCATCTGAAGTAAGCCCAATGTACATTATCGAGCAAGCAGCTGCACGGACACCTCATATCTGTCAGGCCACATCTGTTAACATCTTTGTTACTGCGGATATCACTAAAGAAGAAATGTCAGATATTCATATGGCTGCTTGGGCTAAGGGTGTTAAAACTCTTTACTATTGCCGTGCTGAAGGTGCAGATAAGGCAAACATTGGTACGGGGGCAGACAAGCCGCTTAATGCTGTCAGTGTACGAAAGAAGATTGAATATGATAATGGCTGTGTAGCTTGTGAAGCATAAGGAGAACTATGTCAGTTTTTGAAGAGAGTAAATCGTATCGTCCATTCACGTATTCTTGGGCTGCGGAGGCAGCTCAGAAACACAATATTGATATGTATTGGGACGTACATCAAATTAACTTGCAAGATGATATTCAGCAGTATTTTTCCAAGGATGGTCTGAAGACGAAGAGTATTAGTCACGAGCAGAATAAGAATATCCTTGATAAGACTTTGTGTCTATTTACAGAGATGGACAAGACTGTTGGTGGCGGTTATACAGAAGTTTTGCATCTGATTAAGAACAATGAAATCAGAAACATGCTTATGACTTTTGCAGCTCGTGAGGTTATTCACCAACGTGCATATGCTCTAGCTGCTGAGACTTTTGGTTTTAGTAACGATGATTGGTCTGCTTTTGCTTCATATAAAGAGATGGCAGATAAACTAGATGTTATGGTAGAAGATTTGACGCCAGTTGGGGCAAGCGACCAACTGCGAGCTGCAATCAAGCTGACTCAGATTCTTATGGGAGAAGGTATTGGTTTGTTTGGTGCCTTTGCAACATTGCTGAATCAGAAGCGCTCAGGTATCCTTAATGGCTTCAATGATATTAATGAGTGGTCACTAAAGGATGAGCAGGAACACGTAACCAACAATATCCGTACTGTCAAGGAAATAGAAAATGATCTGACAGAAGTAGAACGCTTGGTTCTGAAGGATGTTACATTTAAGCTTGTTGAGAAATTTGAAGAGGTTGAAGGTGTTTACATTGATTTGGTGTTTGAGCTTGGCGGTGGAGAGGATTTAACTGTAGAGGGGATGAAAGAATTTATTCACTACCTCGGCAAACTTCGCTTGTTCCAACGTGGTTATATCAGCTTTACAGAAGTCCCTAAGAATCCTTTGGAGTGGATGGAGTGGCTACTTAGTGCTGGTAGACATAAGAACTTCTTTGAAGCTAAGGTTGTTGATTATGTGCACAAGGAATTGCCGGGGGAAGTGAATTACAATAAATACCTACACATTCTTACTGAACGTGCTTGACAACAAAATCTGATGTATTACTCTTAGCCCCCATAGCCTCTGGTTGTGGGCGTTTTCTTAGGAGGGATTTATGTACGACTTAGCTAACTTCATCCCATTCAAAGGTAACGAGAGTAAAGTGACGAACGGCAGTCACGCTGTACTTACATGGAGCAAAAAATCAGGCTACTATTTCACTGAATTTGGGTTTTGTGTAGAAGCCCTTGTAATAGCAATTGAGGAGGTGTAAGATGGAAATTGATATTCGTACAAAGACTAAAGACGTAATCGACCGTATCCGCTTTGATGAACCTACTGCACAAGAAGATGGATTGTTTGCAGATACCCTTTGGTTTTACTCTGGGGATTGTAATGTTTGGCTGAGCAAGTCTACTGAACCAGATGCTATTCTTGGCATTCGTAATATTAGGCAAGCTGAAAACTTGATCAAATCAATTCAGAAAGCTATTGATCTTGGGTGGTTTGAATGAGCCTTGCAGAACTGCTACTCAAAATAGATAACCAGTACAACCAGCATTACCAAACAGTAATCAACGGACTTACTCTTGAACAAGGGATTGCCATTTGCAAGGAACTTGAGGAGTATACAGGTGGTCAACATAGCTTTGTTCTAGAGCTGTGGACAGATGGAGCCTTCACTATCTATAAGAAAGATGGGATTGCTCTTGGTGAAGATCAGATGATTGTTTCTACTAATTAAGGAGGGTTTATGCGTAAACACAAAGGTAAGTGGATTGTAAATGTAAAAGATACCTACCACTTGGGAGAGATTGATAGTGCTGTGCTTGCTCACATCCAGAAGCTCTACGATACTATCAAAGATCGTGAGACTATTGGCATCCCAATGACTTATGTAGAGAAACAAGCGGTCATCCAAGGATTGGAAGATAAATACTCAGACGATGTTGACTTGGACGCCGCACATCAGCTACGCTTGCGTGATTTGGAAGAGTTGATTTGGGTGTTCACAGACAATGAACCAAAGATTCAAGATTATGACTTTGAGATTAATTTCATTGGCGGAGAGCCAACAGAACGTGGTACTATCCCTTGCACAGTGGAAGTAATTAACCAAGAAGGGCGTGATCGCTATCACGAGGACGAGAAGGTCTACTGGGAACGTAAGCTGAGAGGCTACGAGCTTGCTGGTAAGTTGTGGCGTGAATTGCAGTGGTAATTAAATAGCAGACAAAAGAAAGCCCCGGCAAGAACCTTCATTGGCTCTCCGGGGCTTTATCATTTCTAAGGAGGCATAATCGCATGGACAATTATGTCACACGAGAGACTCTTTCTTGCGAAAGATGGCTTGCTAAATACAAGCTCTTATAATTGTTCTACTTTGAGATGGTATTTGTGTTCGTGTTAATCACTCTTGAATTTGATTTAGCACGAGCTTCAAGAGAATCCATCCTACGCTCCAGAACATATATCCTACTGGATATAGCACTCTGATAAGCATCAGATGTTCCAGCCACTCGATTCACTTTATCCTCAAGGTAAATCACATTGCTGAACATTGCATCATTCATTTCTTTCTTAGCAGCACTAATCGAAGAATCGTTATTGTTATTATCCCATCTATCGTAAATCAGAATTGCAGCCAAAAGAAGGAATGTAGCATTCACTGTTGTTTGAATTGTTTGTGCTATCAAGGCAGTTTTCCTTCTTTCCATGAAATGTTACCTGCGTTTGTCGCTGTAATTATCTTGTTGGTTTTGGTTCATCTTAATCAGAAGGTCTAGCTTAGAGTTCATATCTGTTCGCATAGAAGAGATTTGGTTGTCTACGTGTAAACGCACACCATCAATACTCTTGCTAATACGATCTTCTAGGACACGAGCCTTAGCTTCTGTAAAGCTTTCTGCTTGAAGGTTGTAGACACGATCTTCAAGCTTAGCTTGTGCGTTATACTGCCAACTAACTATTAAGAAGAGAGCGCTGATAGCAACCTTCTCTAGAATATTGACAAGTCTAGTGTTATCAGGGGTTGCCATAAATCAGCTCCATTTCTTTCTTATGTCTTCGCTGTTTCTCAAGGAGTAGCTTATACTGCCCCAAGCAGGACGTATTAGCGACGTATCCCTTCGCGAGTAGGCGTACAGTATCTCCAGCACTAATCGCCTCACAGGGATCAACTAGGAGGCTCTCAGGGGTGGTCACAATTATTTCCTTTTGCACGTAGACATACTTCGGAGAGCAACCTGACAAGATCATCACTAAGCCTAGCGTCAAGAGACGCAGGAGTGTCTTTGGTTTGTTCCTTAACATTCTCTTGCCTCTTTGGGTTACTTTCTATTTGGACGGGCACTGATGGGAGTTTATCAATATCGTTCAAAACACCATCTCTTTCTTTAACAATCTCTTGCTTTTCTTTAGTGTAATCGGAGACAATAGCGTCTGTGATTTTACAAGCTGTTTCTTTCTTGTCTAAAGACTCTTTCAAATCTTTGTTAGCGTCTACAGCTGTAACCAGCTGGGATTCAGCTACAGTTTTGTCAGAATAGAAAGAGTAGGATAGATAGCCAAATAAGCAATTCAGGGAGACTGAAACAAAGAGTGCAATGATCAGAGGTTTACTCAGCATCTTGGTTATCCTCTAATTGTTGGTCGATAAAGCGACCTACCAACCCAAACAAACCAAAGCTGATAGCTAATCCAGCAAGAAGAGGAAAGGCGATATCAGAAGACAATACACCAAGAACAGCCAGTCCACTAATGCTAAGGGCAATAAGAAAGTTTCCTAGCATAGAAAGGAATGAGTAGGACTTCAGAATCTTCTTTTTATTTGGTAACAGTTTCATTAGGTTCTTTAACCCCTTCTAGGCAAAGTTTATTCTCAGCTTCCCGACGAAGAGTAAACCCTTTCAGCCTCTTACCCCGCTTTATCCCACCGAAGAAGTTGATTACAAGCATCAACTCTTTGCCCTTCAACGGCTTCTTGAGGAGAGTGGATTTTGAGAATGCACCAACATTATATGAAAAGAGAGACTATTAAAATATAAACTTCTTGAACAACACCCTCAGATGGTGCAGCATGGTCGTATGCAACAAAAGCAGCCGGGGCACTAAGTCCCACTGCAATAAATGCCGCAATTAGTCTAGTTTTTATACTTTTCATTTTACACCATTATCGATTGGCAGCAAATAATCCCGACCTAGCTAAAGCTAGGTCGGGATTATTCATTACTTACCTATAAAAGCAGCACCCCTTCACATGGTAGAGTCGCTCCCGTATTTCAGAGAGAGTCATGGGTTTCTCTTTAAGCGGGACTAGCCCCGCTTACTCGGAATACGCAACTGACAGCCTACTGCCCCATTGGACCCCGTATGGACCAGCTTCAGTTCACCGTTAGGGCTGGCGTCAATGACCGCTGGAGTCGTGCCTGTGGCGGCCACGAGAGAGTAGAAGTCGGCAGGGCGATACCCTAGTGGGAGCGTAGCCAATACGGTGCCTGAAGTGTTTGTTCCAGCGTTGAAGCCCGTAGAGATTACAACGTCACCATTCTCCTCCTTCCAAAAATCGCCGCCAAGCCATCCATTTGCTAGGGCAGGCTGAGTTCGCAGTGTGTTGTAGGTGCCATATCCATTGTCTACGACCATCATGGGAAAGCGCGAAGCGGGCCTGGGATTCGCGACGGTTCCCTTAACAATGTTATCCCTACGCGGCATGGTGTATTGGGCATTCCCCGTCAGATACAGGTCTGCGACAGAAGGAGCGCCCATCGTGTTGGCTGTAATATCGGTAAGATTAGCATTGTTTACATAGATCAGGTAGTCCAAATTGGTGCCGCCGCCAAGATTACAGTTTTCTATACGCACGCCTTCGCACGGCCTGGAAACTCCCTCTATTACGATATGGGCGCGCTCTGCGGATTGGGACTGCGCGGCTTGCTGCTCAATCTGGACATTGCGGATCTTTATCTGAGAACCGTCTTTAACTCTGATTGCACAATCACGATTGACTAGCGTGCCACCATCTACTGTCGTACAGTAAGCTCCGTCCAGAAGTTGAAGTATAATCCCAGTCTCTCCACCAACCAAATTATCATAGAGCTTATTGCCATCAGCACTTGGATCGGCGGGCGTTCCTATAGTTACACCTCTGCCAAAAGTGTTATTTTCGATTAGGCAGAATGCGAATTTGGTGGCAACTAAGTCCCTGGCCCCAACGGGGGCGAGCATGTTACAGTTCCTAATGATAGCATTAAAAATAGGCATGCCAGCCGTATTCTCGATAACATGCATGCCGCCGCCGTTATGAAACAGCATCATGTTCTCAATTCGCAGATCGCGGCAGTCCAACAGACCGCCGTTATCCGTGATATTCATATTGAGTAGGTTGGTGTACTGCCCTGCACTATCTGCGCGAATGAACGTTGAGCGTGATCCTACTCCAATGATGGAGGTCGCAACATTCATCGTAAGGCACGCGCTTCCCTGCCCACTAACTTTGAATCCACCTTCAAAAAGAACGGTGCCAACTCGATCATTTAGCGCGTCATTCAGCGCATTAGTTGTGTCAAGCACTGGGTTTCCCGACCTAGAGTCCTCCAGCTCCGCCTTAGTCAAGTAGTGCGATATGCTCCTAGTTTTATCCAGAACTATAATATTGATCCGTTCACCGATAGTTCCGGGTGCATATTTAGTGGAAGGATTGTAGCCTACTAACCCCGCTCCCTCAGTCGGATCAGTGTCATCTGCAAGATCACCCCTCAAAGCATCAGTATAACCCTGTGCTTGCCCCTGTACAACATCTAGTTTAGCCTGTGTGGCGAAGGCGGTCACATCCTCAAAAGCAGCGGTGCCGAGAGATGATACTGTTAATTCAACAGCGCCCAACCTAGAAGCTAGTTGTGAAGGGGAGTCAATTAGAGAGGTACTGCTGCCATTATACTGGTAGGTGTTACCAGTAGGGCGATCTTTAAATTCAAACCATTTAGGAACAGGGGTACTAAAATAGGTGGTTCCTACAGCAAAGTAAAGACGGTTATCTGAGGTATTATAGTGGACTTGACCATTCACAGCAGAAGGTAGGCTCGCTACGATACTATCTACATTACGGTCGAACAAGACGGAGAACTTCAACAGATTAGAATCCATTCCTGCGTTCCAACCGTTCTCGCCATAGGCCCACCCATAAGCCGTTTCAAGCCAAGGTGATTGTTGTTGAGACATATTTACTCCTTAGATGGGTTAATTGGTCGGAAATTTTTGTCTGGAAAATTTTCATGTTCAGGCCACGCCCTCAACGCTTTCCTGTACGTTCGCCATTCAGCTACAGAACCAAAAGCTTTATCATCAGAATCCTGAACTTTCTCTAGCTCATCCCTAGCCCGTTCAATCTCATATCTGCACCAAGAAAGTTCAGAAGCTATAGCATTTAGTTCCATTAAGGGATTACTAACCCAGCAAGGTTGTCCATCTTTAGACCCCCTTACTTGATCTTCTGGTGGAGCCGAAAGAGCATATTCCTGAAAAACCCTGTAAGGAACTTCTTTGGCATCATCCGGCCAAGACTGTGCTTTGTTATACTTTTTCTTATCTTCCTCTAAGTAAAAAGATGCCGTCTTCTCACTAAAATATACTTTAGATGCCACATGCCCTCCAGTAAATCCGTCCAGTTGGTATAGACCCTGATGAGCTTATAATATCTTGTCTGGAAGCTGAAAATCCTGTGGTACTGGGGGAAAGCACTTCTGCAACTACAGTGTAATCAGCTTTTCCTGCGTTGTAGCCAAAACAAGCTACAACAGAAAAAACTTTAGATGGGAATGCAATAGGAAATGTGACAGGGTAGACTGCATCTGGAGATGCTGCTGCAATATACCCCCACTGCTCTATTTGTCCACCAGGGGTTTTTTGAAACCCTATATCAGTGAGGGACTGGTTACTCCCTTGGAAAGATTCTTTTAGTCTTAGTGGAGTTAAAATTGTAGTGTTACTAAGCCATCCCTGAGATTGTGCAGTAGATGCAACAGTAGTCTTGGCATCAACTTCAGTTTTAGTGTAAGTTTGAGCTTGAGAATAGACACTAAGGTTTGTACGAGCTGTTGCAGTATTTGTCAGATCAGCAAGGTTCTGAGTCTTAGCTAGGTAATTAGCATCTGATTGAACTTTAGTATAGAAATCCCCAGCATTAGCAAAAGCAATTTCCCAATGAGTTCCTACAGTTGTGGTTGGGTCCTGATTCGTGTTTACAGTAAGTGCTCGGTAAATTGTACCGTTACTACCCATCACAAGGGACTTAGCACCACCTACAGAATACTGATACTCTGTCACACTATCCCAAACGGCAATACCATGCTGATTGATATGTGCAAGAGCTGTATCTTGGCGATTATCCAGATAGTTGAACCATTGGCGCGCTGGGATTTCTACCTGCCAACCAGTTGCATACTTAGTGTCGCCGGGGTTTAGTACGTCACCACCAGAGGCCCATGTAAGGCTCAGGTTGGTGGGTTTCAGGATTTGGGCCATGTGTTTATTCCTTAGAAATTAATTTGTATTCTTTTAAGCCAGAGAGGCAAAGTGTTTTTTCATCTTCACGTCTATTGACAAGGCCGCGAAGTTTCTTGCCTTTTGCAAAAACCCAACGAGTTAGTTGCTCACAAGCTTCTACTCTCTGATCTTTATTAAGAAGTTTCAACAGAGTGGAGGACTTAAAGTTACCAACACCCACGTTGTAAGTGAAAGATAAATAAGCAGCATGTTCTTGAGCAGATAGAGGGACTTTGATATGCTTACTCATCTCTGTATTATGTTTAGACAGGTCTTTAGCCAATTGCTCAAGGCACTCATCTTCAGAGAACTTCTGTCCAAGTCTCAACTCAGGGCCAGTGTGTCCATAGCAAGATGTGACAATTCCAACCGGGTCCGGGTAGGTTCCCAATACCAATCCTTCATGTTTTGCAATAAACATACCAGATGTTGCAAGTGCAGAAGACAATCCATACACAAGAAGTTTGTTTTTAATATTCATTGTACACTCACACTAGAATAACGATGCAAATTGCCCACCACCTGCTTGAGAGAAGTCAGAGTCACCATAACCAAGTCCATAACCCAAACCCCAACCGAAGGTTCCTGTAAACTCACCAAAACCTAAAGCTCCAGTTGCACCTTGAAAGCCAAAGTAGTTGCCAGCAAGGAACCAGCCAAAGTTAATTCTTACACCAACTGTTTTAGGAATAAGGCGGGAAGGATAGCCTTGACTTGTGGAAACATAATTCAATAATACTTGTTCAAAAGTAGAAAGCTCTCTACCAAATAGAACAGTGTACGCAGCATTACCTTCAGAGATAATTGCTGTAGCCTCTGTTCCAAACAAGAAGTTAACAAAAGCAAGAAACTCTTCTGGTGTAGATGCTGTACGGTTCTTTAGAATTTTAGCTTTGATGAATAGGCGATATGTTTCATCGTCAAGAAGTACGTTACCACCAAGAGGTGTACCAAAGTCATAGAACCTAGAACCAATAACGGGTTGACCAAAGTCACCAAAAGTATCTGCTTTGAGGGCACCTTGAAAGCCAAAGAAGTTGAATAGATCAGCAGAGATAAGTTCTCTGGGCTGACCTACAATCTCACCAATGATATCTAGTGTAGCTCCAGTGGCCTCATCAATACTTCTTTTCTGGATGAGGTCTTTGAATACTTGCTGGATACTTTCTTGTTGGTCAATTAGGAGTTGAAGATATTTGTCAAATACTTCCTTTCCTTTGAATTGTTCAGTAACACGTTCTCTGGCTTCTTCTAAATATGGATGTGTATCAAAAGGTACGAGCATAAGTACCTCCTTAAGATACTACAATATTTATGTTGATTGATTCGAATGAACTGATGTCTGCAAAGTCAATTACAATATTGGCAGTGCCTACAGGACTAGGAGTTGTACCAATAAACAAGCTATCGATCTGATGCCCCGGCACTGTGTTGATTGGGGTGAACATGCGGCTGTAAATTACATCCTTACCAACACCAAAGTTCTGAGAAGCGTAAGTCTGAATAGCAGCCCTAATCTGATCAGCACCATCACTAGGAAACTGAATAGGTGCTTCAGGGTTAAGACTAAGTGTCATGCTGATATAGACGACAACAGGAGTAGGTCTTTCAAATCCAATGTTATGGAGAAACCCTTGAGTGTCTGTAATAGGAATAATCGTATTACCTTGACTCTTAATGCCCATCGGCTTGTTCTGCCAGATAGTCTCGGCAATGATCTGACTAGACCCACCAAGGACAACAGGGAAAAAACTATGAGGAAGAACACCATTAGAGTCTGTAATATCAGTATCGTTCTCATAGATAGCTAGCTCCTCTACACCATCTACGTTGAGTAGGGCAGAATATAGGCTATCAAGAATGTTAGAGCTGCGTTCTAGCTTAGTGTTACGAAATCGTAAGCGAAGCTCTTCGTCAGTTTCTACAAGCCTACCCGGAGAAGCATCTAAAGGATTTGTTACACTATCCCAACCAAGAACAGGAGTTACAATCTCATTGATGGTGTTAGCATCCTGATTGATTTCACCGACTTCTACAGCAACCAATTGACCAATCTTCTTAACTTTTGTAATTGCAAGATTGGAGCTAGTAGAGAATGTGCTTGCTTGAAACACATCAACCATATCCACTATAAGAGTGTTACCCACCAAGGAGGCTGAAAGAAGGGGATGAGATGAATCAATAATAGCTTTGATGCCAGTGACAATCTCGTTAGCTGTAGCAGCTCCAGAGGACGTGTAGCTGATCGTATTACTACCAGTGATACCTGCGGTATAGGTGAGTGTGTAAAGCGTTGTGTTGGCCACTACAGAGACTGTCAGAGTGATACCAGCAGACTGTGATGGGGAAAGAGCTACGCTACCACTAACAGAGAATTCATTGTTATCAGCAGAACGTACTACACTTCCACCAGCAATCAGTGTACCATTATCACCAGCAAACAAAGCTGTAGCTGTACTAGCAGAGGCTGGGAAGCGAGCAATACCACCATATTGAACAAGGTTGTCTAGAGAGATACCTGTAGCCGAGTTTGGATCAAAAGCACTCCAGCATTGCTGAGCAACTTCCCATAGGTCTGCGTCACCGGGAGCATCTAGAGCAATCAAACGTCCAAGTGCTGTGCTTGTGCTAGTGTCTACGATTTCACCTGCCGGTAAAAGATCAGCAAAAAGTTGTTCAGCTTTTATCTTCTGCTCATCTAATATATTTTGCAACCTTTTTAAAACAAATCCGCTGTCAGTTATTCCAAAATTTGCCATTTCAATTTCCTATATTGACTGTTTTGAATATCCAACAACTCTCCCAGTTGGCAGATTCCTACAGTCTCAGTGAATCCGCTGGGAAGTTCATGTTTTTGAAAGTAGGGTTGGAATGTATCCTTGAGAACTTTCTCATGTTGACTTGCATCCAACCCATTCGTGTAATTCCACACAAAAGATAAGTCAAAAGACACACCTAAAAATTTACAAAGTTTGTTGTGCTGTTGGAGTCGTCTTTTTAGATCACAAGTTATTCCATATTTGTACCCCATAAGGATTCCATCTTCTGATACCACCTTAAGAACATACAGGCTTGCAGGTTTGTTCTTTTGAAAACCATACTTCGCGCAGGCTGGACAGCCCCTTCCCGCTGACAGTGAAGCGTAGGACGTTACCCAGTCATTCTGACAAATGTTACAAATAAGGGAGACTTTAAGTTTACTTGTGCTTCCAGTTGGTTTATAATCAAACCCCTTGAGACTAAAATTAGCTGCATTTGTAAACTCTGCTATTCTTTGATAGATAATTTCTTCAGGAAGTTTTTCAGACTTATTGCAAACACCGCAACTGGCACCCTTAAGGGCAATTGAATTATAGCTGGCATCCCAGACTTTCCCGCAAGAAAGACACTCAACACGCAGTGGAGACTTTGAACCACTAATAGAATCTTGTAGAAGCTTTATCGGTTTATTTTTGATAACATCCAAAACTCTGTTGAACATTTTCTCTGGAGAGTTGTACGCCTTTCCGCTACACAGGCAAGGTTTTCTTCCAGAAAGTATACTAGATGCGGCAACAGAATTTACATCTCCACACACTACACAGCGGAGTGTAAAATGACTCCTTTGATTATCACCGTACTCAATAATTTCATAGTTCTCCCCATTCTGTGAGTATTTACTATCTTTATAGTATTCAGACAGAAGCATAGCTCCTCCTTAACTTGTTGGGGTAACTGTGATTAACCCAGACTCTTCCCCAGTAGTCACTTTCACACGGAAGGTCATAGAATATTGTCTGTTTACAAAAGTAGATTCAAAGAATGTCAGTTCTTTTACACCGTTCTCTGCTAAGATTGCTTTCTGAAAGATAAGATCAACAGCAGATTTACTTGTCTTGTGTCCGAGGATGGATTGGAAGTACGGGATGCCGTATTCCGTGTCTAAGAACCATTCGGTCTTCCATGTACGAAGAAGTACAAGAAGTCTTTGACCAACTACATCAACCCGAGATTGGGTAGTTTCTTCTTTTCTTAGTGGGCCATTACGCCATACAATATCCCCATAAGATGGAGAGACAGGCTCTTTGTCGATTAACAGGTCCAATTAACTCTCCTAGGATGTTGGTCCACCAGTGAGACTTGGGCCAGTCTGCACACCAGTGTGTTTGTGTGTATCAAATACAATACTATTGAATGTGGCAGTGCCAACCAACGTATAGTTACCAGTGTGGTTGATATTACCGATCCAACTTGTTTCACCAATTGCAAAGGTAGCAGTTCCTGCTGTAACATCTAAGTTGGTGCAATCGAGTGTAATGTCAGCTTGAGCTGTAACAGTTGCGTTGTTGCAATTAACCTCTACGTTCTGGTTTGTATTGATTACAATATCACCAGAGGCTTTAAGTCTTACTTCGCACTCTTGACCTGTTCCAATATTATTTACCAGAACAGTATCTTCTGTGGAATGATTCCATGTACGCTTAGATGGGTTGTTTACGTTTACACCCGGAGGTTGAATACCGGGGATGAATATAGCATCGCCCTTGTCAAACTTAGCAAAGTTCAAAGGTGTGGTTGGCCTGCCTGAACCATTCTTCCATGCGTCTAAGTTACGCATGGAAAATACAGCAATACCAGTTGTCCCTACTTTAATAGGGAACGTAACACCTGCTGTAGATGATACAGGAAAGGATACTGGGACACCAAGGATCACCGGTCTTTCCTTAGTTGTACCGTCCTTAAAACGCTGATTGACTGTTGGTTGTATGTCAACCATAGCTCCGTTTAAAGAGTCTCTTACAGCCACTACAATACAAGGAATTGCTGTATTCACGTTACTCATTTGATTCTGGAAAGCAGCAACTAATACTTCTTGTAACGAGCCTTCACAATCACTCATCAGTCTGTAATCTCCACACAATACTCCATAAGAGCTTTATAGGCTAAAGGAGAAATAGAATCTTTCCAATCAAGAGCTTTACGTTTTATTACAGACTCTTTAAAACACTTGTAAGCATGAAATGCCTCATTCTCCGTGGTAAACTTTCCAAGAATAACTTGTACACTCTCATGGTCACGGCAACGGGCCTTAAAACCACCCGACGAGCACTTAAAAACTCCAATAGGAAGCAGTGATCGGTGGGTATTATTTGTTTTCAAAGCCCCATTTATATCTCTTGGTAAATAAACACAAGTGGATGGGGAATAGAGTCTATTTCCCTTTACCAATAAATCTTTATCAAGCTCCCACCCATCTAATCGGTAAGCATCCTCTATGTAGAATTTTGCGTAAGATTGAAAGTTATGCCAATCATTACTGACAGTGCAGTCTTTATATGTTACTTTAAGTTTGTGAAGCCTTTCATCATAGCAACGCTTGAACATGCTATGCCATGACTCCAAAGCTTTAGCGACAAGTTCCTTTGGCTTGTCTTTTGTAAAAGAGCCGTCGCCATAGAAGCCTACCCCATATATAATTCTAGCCATGCAATCTTTTACATCACCCTTACGTACTTGATTTTTGTCGTAAGTGCATGTATATCCGGTATCTACAAATTTTATCGTTATTTTGCCCGGCGTTCTTGCAATAACCTCAAATCTGCCATAGTTTTTACTTTCCCTCAAATCTCCAATCTTTATAACACTCATCCTTTGAACTCCTGATAATTAAATGAAGCAACCATTCTACACTAGATTTTAATTGAAATCAAGAGTTACTGATGACTTTTTCTATGGCACTGCACCTAAATTCTGACCACCAAGCTGTGCCTCTCCAGTCCCCTGAGTGGCGGATATCAGTAACTTTATACCATCCCGTAATCAGAGTGTCTTCAAGTCGGATAATATCACCGGGAACAATATCTGGATTCAACAAAGTCTTGAATTGTACAGATTGAATCTTAGCTTTATCTTTCTTACTTCTACGAATATCACCAGAGGCTCTATAAGCATTCTCAATCAAGCCTGTGTACTTACTAATCACATAAGCATCTTCAAACTTCTCTGAGTTACCACGATCATTGTCATGGACATAGAGAACATCATCATCAATCTGCCAATCTAGGTTGTACTTCTCAGACAACTCATTGAGCATGTCTTTTGGTGTCCCTTGTAATGGATAGCCATAGATGATTGGGTTGTTCAGGTTAGTACCGTTGAAGACGCTTCTGGAGACTCCGGGGAGTGCCTTACGAATGTCTTCAGCAACATCCTTAACTGTCCTACCCGGAGCAACCAAACTACTCAGGGCTTGATGATTTAGCTCTGTATAGGCACCACCCATGAGAATCTGTGTGATACGATCTGTACCACTCTTACGTGTGGTGACATTAGTAACTTGCCCAGCAAACAGACGCTTAATACCAATGTCACGATAACCAGCACTAAATACTGCTGCTGGATAATCTACGTCCAAGAGCTTGAGGTTGTCATTGCTAAGATTATAGATTTCAATGGAAGCAGAATTAGTCTTATCTTTGTTACTGCTAGACTTACTAATATCAAACGTAACTTGAAGATCATTAATCTGAAGCCCTTCACCAGAGACTGCATTACCAACGATCAGTTCATACGCTCTGTTGATTTGTGGCTGCATTTAATCCTCGCTTTGGAACGTATACACCAACGAATAATATTGTTTAAGTTTATCTGGAAACTCTTTATATGGTTCAGACTCAAGAGTTCCTTTCTGGATCAACAAGAAGAATCCTGTAAGGTTTGGTAGGGCATAATCAAACATGATTGGATAGCCGGGAACCAAAGCAGCACTCAAGACAATAGGGTTTCTATCAGCATCATAAAGAGACATGAAATATAACTGAGAACGTTCGTTATAGATCATCTCAATAATGTAAGAGTTACCTTCCAGAGATACAGAGTATTCATAGATAGGGGAATCGTCTAACAGGAGGTCTACATAAAGGTCAGCCATAAATCTCTCCTATTAGATTGGGAATATCCCAGTTGTGTTTTCTTTAGAGGCTTTTACAGAAGCAGATGAGTTGGTGTCTTTCTGTGTACTGTCGCATTTACCAAGAGATTTTTTATCTGTAGCCTTTTTTCTTAGTGCAGCTTGAACTACATCAGGCGGTATCCGCACTTTCTTCAAGTTCGCAAAACGTACACGCTCATAGGTAATATCTGCGTACAACGCAAAGCCAGTTTCGGTGTCCTCTCTAAAATTGATAGAAGTGATGACCAAGAAGGTAGTATCATCTGCCGGAAGTTTGCGAACCAGAGTAAGAAACCCATCTGTCTCATACAAAACTACTGGGCGAATGAGTGTTTCAAATTGACCAGTTATTTGGTTGAAGCCCTCTCCCGACTGGAGGTTGACAAGAATATCTTGAATCTCTTCTGTAGTGTCTCCCCTAACATCGTCCATCACTACCTGTGGTAGAGTGTCGGGGAGGAACTGCCCAATGACGTTAGGGACAAACTTCATCAGCAAACTTTGGTCGTCTGAACTGACTAGAACTTCAGTGGGGGCTGGCCTTGCATTGTAGGGAACGTCACCATTCTCATTCTGCAAGGCAATTGTGGAAATTGACAAATCAGTTCCACTAATTACAGCACTCATTGTAAAGACTGGATTGTTGTTGATGTAGTGATCTGTTACGTTGCCGCCAGCATCAACAGGGTGACGTGTAGTCTGCCCTGTAAACGAGCGATTCCAGTTGGTTACTGCATCAAAGTAGAGGAAGCCTCCGGCTTGAATAGAGTCAGCTTCCCAGCCTAGTGCGAATGACATACTAGCCTCCAGTATTAGGGTTTTGCATCAAGGTTTTCTGAAGCTCAGTTTGGAAATAATGTACAGTGAACTTCCCTACTTCCTCTGCATCAGTTGCTTGTGTATTAATAACAAACGCCCCAGGCTGTACCATAACTTGAGTTTGACCACCACCCATAAAACTTTCTTTAGATCGTCTTAGGAAATCAATTCCTGACATTGTAGGAGGAGCTTCAGGTTTACGGGCATTCATAGCATCATTAGTCAAACCACTATACTTCAATACCATAGTAAGCGGATGATCTGGAATCAGCCACATAGGGTTTGACATAAGCTCTTTCAATGCAGGGCTATCTTGCGTCATCTCCCCAACCTTTTTAGTGTAAGGAGCTGCAAAGTTGAGAGCTGCTGCACTCAAAGAAAGTACACTGGCTGCTGCTTCATACATAGAGTCACGAAACGGTTTCATTGCTTCATACATCTCTTTTTGAGCTTTTACATATTCCCTCATACTTGGGATAACTTCGTCCGAAAGCGTACGAGACATTTGCTCTTCAAGCATCACGTTGGTCAAACGAGCTTGATCAGCTTGCACTGTACTGGAGAACTCTTGTACTCGTCCCATACCAGCCGCTGCTGCTGTTTTATAAGCATCAATAATGAGCTGAGAAGTAATCTCTCTGTTGGAAACAGCATCTTTAAATGTTGTTTCATCTTTCCCAGTTTGTTTGGCATACTCTTTTCTGATATAACCTAACATAGCTGGGTTGGCATCTACTAGCTGTCTATTCAGTTCATCACCTTGTGCATAGCCAAGGCCAAAGATTTGTTGTAACGCATAGGCTTGACGTTCCATCTGAACTTGACCAAGGCCAGCAGAACGGGTTGCAATAGACATATCCTTATAGATACCAAATGCTTCGTCAGTTGTACGTCCCTGAGTAAGCATTTGCTTCATAAACTTTGCGTAAGGGTCAATCATAGGTTCAGCTTCAACGCCAAGCTGATTACTTAACTCAAAGAAGCGTTTATTAGAAAAGTCTTTCCCGTAACGACTAGACTCACCACTGGCAATATCCAATTGTATACGCTGGCGTTCACGTAATGCTTGACTATTACCTAGAGCGACGCTACCTTGTTGTACAGCAACACCTGCTGCTAATGGTGCAGCGGCTGCAAGTAGTTGCGGAGGCAACACCCCATAACCGAGGCTGAATCTGTCGGAGAACACTTGCCCGCTCGCGTGGGCGATGTTATGTGTAGGGTTGTACCCGCCTCCACTACTCACCCTTGGCTTCGTTACTCTACTGAGTTTAACTGCATTCTTTTCACGAATTTCAGCAAGTTTCTGTTCGTGACGTAGTGCCATACGTTCAACTGTTTGCTGATGTGTTAATCTGCGACTATCTTCTCTTCGCTTAAGGTCAAGTATTCTACGCTCAGAAGCTTCAACTTGACTCTGTACTTGGACACCTTCAACACGGTTAGACCTGAACGCCGCAAGCCGTTCTTGTAACGACCCCCTGCTTGGTGCTCCATAGGTAGAAGCATTCCTACCAATACGTCCAAGTGCAGATACTTCTCCAGACACTCTTTGTGCTTTACTGCTTTGGTAGTTGCCAACCCTACCGTATGAGCTAAATGCTTGTGCATTTTTCCCAATACGTCCAAGTGCAGACACTTCACGCATTTTACCCATGTTGGGGAGGTTTGCGAAGTGAGGGGAGTTTCTACCAATACGCCCTAGTAGATTTCCCTCCTCACGAACTTTGTTTGCAAGTTTGTTGAGGTCTTTAATCCTCACGTCAGCAGCTTTGAACATATCCTTATAGATAGACACAGCATCTGCGCGGTCACGACTACGAGATGGTAGTGGACTTCTCCCCATTGCAGGGAACAGTTTGTTGATGGATTCGGCGTTTCGCCTAATAACCTTCTGCTGATTAGTGACTGCTTGTGTCAGTTTGTTTGTTACAATGACGGCAGCAGCTGTCTCTTTATTAACAGCCTTTTGAGCAGAGACTTTACTCTTAGCACCATCTACTGTAGTCTTAGTCTCTTTCTTAACGGCTTTCTCAAGGTCTGTAGTGCCCTTGACATTACCTTTAAGTCCTTTCTCAAGATTCCCAAGGAAAGCGTCAACTTTCTTCTGATCTTGCTTATTTACTTGTATACCTAATGCAACAAAATAGTCAGCAATTTTCAAGGCATTACCCCTTAGCAGATTTCTGTTTTTGTTCTAGAATAGCCTGATCGTGGGCTGCCTTCTTTATGGAATCATGTACATCTAGCACTTCAAGCATACTATAGAGCTGTCCAATGGAATATTTATTATCCATGTCAGCTATCAAATGCAAACCACCCAGCTCATGTGTAGCTACTCGGTAAATTTCCCATTTTTGGGAAAACTCTTCAGCTATCTTACGCTCAAGGGGTGTACTACTATTGCCACCCGACTCTTTGGATTTTAGTCCTCGGAATCGGGAGCGGTAAAAACGTCTTCAAAGTTGTAGTTCAGCACTGCTTGGTACAAAGAAGATAGGTGCATAAAACGTCTAGCAAAAATAACATCGAACGACTGGATTGTAATTTGTTTGTTATCTTTAGCAACCGACTTAACAATTACTTCACGCATTGTGGCAAGATCACTCTTACCTGTTTGAATGGCTTCTTGGTACTTCTCCATAAACTGCAATGCATAGGATGCAGGGAGTGCAGTAACCAAATAATCTACTTCATCAACTGTAATCACTTCTTGAGGAAGTGCTACATCATTCATATTAAGCTTACTCATAAATATCTCTCATTATTTAGTGTTGTAAAACTTTAAGACCGTTTCCATGACAGTCTTAAAATCTATTGTTTGTTTAGAAAATGTTGGAAACAGTATCAATAGCACTGTTAGCCAATCCAGAAGCAGCTCCAAAGATACCACTAAAGATGTTGACAATCTGAGCATTACCACCAACAGTGTAACTACCAGTTGTCTGACAGAAGATTCTCCACTGACGATATTCAAACTCACCAGAGTAGACAACTTCAGGGTATCCTACAATGTAAGCTTCTACAGAACTGAATACACTTGTACCTTTCAGATCACTCACTGTAAGGGAAATACGCCCTGTACCATTCTGAAGGTCAAGCTCATGAATCCGTGAGAATACATCATTACTCATAGAAGTTTGAAGCAGTGGAATAGTAATCATGCAACTTGTGTCAGCATTTCTTACTCGTGTATGTTTGCCACGAATGCCACGAATAGGCTTGAAAGCATCTACACTTCTTGCAATTGAAATACTCTGCCAACCTGTTACTGTATAACCACCGAAGGTAAGGACTACTTCTTTTGGACTATAGCAAAATACTTTAGACATTAGAATAGCCCCAATCCCGGTAGTGCAGAAACTGCAATGTTGGTAATATCATTCAACAAGGAGCTGACTTCTTCGTTGCCGCCAATGTTGATAACAGCATAAGCAGATTTAATCACCCACACACGACTATCAATTGCATTGCTCTTTGTGAGACTAGGAATCCCTTCAATCCAAGATTCAGTGGAGAACAATAAGTCACTACCACTTTGATCTTTGATTAAAAGGGGAAACTTACCCCTCTGAGTAATCTCATCAACTTGCCACAATTTAGTGAGAAGATTATTAGTCTCAGCACCATTGTGTAAAGTAATTGTAATTGTATATGTTTGACTGTTGTTATACTTTCTTGCTATTGTCCCATCAGGCATCCGTACACTGCTGTAAGGCATTTCATCTTTATCAACAGAGATGAATGTACCATCGACAAACCCTGCAATTGGGATAAATCCAGCAATTAGGCATTGTACTGATTCTGGAACATAATTAAACAGCGTGGTCATAACTTCTCCTTAGAGTTAAAGGGCTATATTTCAAGCCCTTATAAGGCTAGTTATGCTTGCCAGCGTGGATCAACTTCACCACCTACTGCGTTAACAGCTTGAACAGCAGCAGCATCCAATGGGGTGTTACCGCCAATGTAGTTGTCAGTATTGAACATGAAGAATGTCCAGTCACGTTGTTCTGTGGTGCTAGACAAAGTAACATCAGGAGTAGTAGCAATAATCGTCTGACTAGAGAAGAACATTGTCTGTCCACTTTGGTCTTTAATTGTCATTGCAGCTACATATGTGTTACCATCATCACCTTCATCAGCGCGTTGAAGTGCTTGCAGAACGTAGTTGGATTGTGCATATTGGTGTAGGCTTACGGTTACGTTCATAGAACGATTGCGGCGTTTTACACGACCGCCACTTAGGTCACTGCCAATATAGGGTTCACTCGCTGGAACCATACGGGTTGCTGAGATAAATGTACCCTCAACAAACCCTGTTACTTGGTGAGTAAAATCACCAACCGAGATAATTACGTTTACAGCCTCGGGACTGTAATTACCAATTAGAATATCAGGCATTATTTATATTCCTTTCCGTTATACGCTGAGGAAGCCGTTGATGATGACCTTGCGAATACTTCCCGCAAGACGAGCACGGAATACAAAAGCACCTGCAATACGTTGAGCACGAAGGTTCTCCGGTATGGCCAATACGTCAGGAGTTTGGACAACCCATCCGCGATCAATAAGACCATTGGCTTCTGCTTGAGAAAGAACACTTCTAATTTCATTCTCGATAATCAAAAGTCCGGGATTTGTAAGGGGTACCTTGAGACTGTTGATTAGGCGGAAGTACACTGCCTCTTGGAGGCGAGCGTACAACCAGTCAATACCTACAATTTCCGTTTATGTTCATGTAAGGTCATTACTCTTACACCGCTTTAGGTTTTCTTGACCAACCGTGATGATTTCTTTTGCACCAATTTTCAATAATGTAATATTCCACATTACCGTAATATTGTGCGGCAAATATCGGGCTATCAAATTCCAAACCTTCTGGAGATACGAATTTATTCTTACTTCTAGAAGAGGACTTGTGCAGGAACTCTTCATTTCTTTCTGCGTTTTGTATAATATTATCATTAAGCTGCTTTGAATTTGCAGCTTTTACTACAGCACCAAGCTTCTGCATTGTAAGCAGTTGTTGGTAATTTTCCTCTTGACCTGACCAAGCTTTCATTTGTTTAGCTTTCTCGGCCTTCCACTCATCTGTGTGATTTTGACCTCTCCATGCGTCATTAGCCATCTTACGAATTTCATCCATGTAACCAGATTCGATACGTTGTTTAGCTAAGTCCCTCGCATGTTTTCGCTGAGCTTCATTATTGGCTAACGGGCGAATTCTATCCAGAAGACCTGACTCAACATTGGCCTTTCCACGAGCAATAACCTGCTCAACTTCCTGTCCAGCCATCATTAGCCATGCCATATAGTCAGAGGCTTTTTTAAAGGCTTTCCAAAGCAATCTATGGGCAAATATGTGTTGTCTGTATGTCAACCTAATAAGGTTTTCTTTTGAATCATCGCCTCCTGCATGGCGAGGAATGATGTGGTGCTTTTCTGTGTAGACACCAACCTCAAACTCTTGATTCTTGTATTTCTCAATAAACGCAAAATAAAGTTTTTCGTAATTCATAACTTCTCCATAAGCAGCTCATGCTTTCACGTGAGACCAGACTATATCTTAACGTACAGCATCACCTGTTTACGTTCTCCCCATTTCGGGTCATTTGACCCTACGGCATTCCTGCCTAGTCGTTGAACCTTCCCTTTCGGGCTTGGCTGCTGATTGTCCAATTTCTGTCGTTTTCAAACATTCACGCTTAAACCAGTTTACACAGGTTTTACGTTGTAGTCTACAGAACTTTAGGAGTTTCCAGCAATTAAAGGAGTTTTCACTAAACCGTTTCTGGTTTAGGCGACTTGTTTCAAATCGATTGGCGAACCACCAAAAGTGTCACCGTCTTGGAAGATATCAACACCAGCAACACGAGTGTACATGTTGCAATTCTTGCCGCGAAGATTTACACGAGCTGTATCATTGATAGTCGAACGAGTTACGCCAACAGCGCGCTTCTTATCCCAATCGTTAGAACCGGGGGTGTAAGGAAGTTGAGCACCGATCCAAGCAGCTTCTGGGTATTCAGTATCAGCAGTTGGGAGATAAACACCAAAGGTGCGGTCTGCTGTTTTAGCACTGAGCTTATAAGCAATGTCAGTGATACCTGTAGTGATTGCAACTGGGTCAGCAGTGGACGTACCCATGATTTTGCGTTGTGCTTGAATCACGTCACTGACGGCTTCTACAATCGCAGCGTTATGAGTATCAAGGATCAGTGCGTACCAAGTGCTGTTTTCATCACTAACAGCTTCTAGAGCTTCGGGATAGGTTTCAGTTGGCGTAGTAACAACGACACTTAGGTTACTGGAAGCTACAATAGACCAATTAGACCCTGGAGTCACAACAGCCACGGAGAATGTACCGTCAAGGTTGTTTGTAAAGGTGACGCCGGTCACAGGGGCAAGATCATAAGCTGCTTTGAGGCCAGCTACGATTTCTGTTGCAAGTGCTGTGGCATCTGAAGTATAAGTAAACACAGTTGGTGTTACACTAGATGGTCCAGCAATAGTTACAGTGTATGCAGTACTGTTAGAAACAGTTGCAACGGAACCAGCAACACTGTTAACCTGACGACGGCCTACTACAATGCTTGGTGGACGAGCACCAACAGTAGTTTGACCAAAGAGCTTTTGAGCAATCTTATAAACTTCATCTGCACTGTCAAAGTCATCTTCAACAGCAGAGAAGTCAGTGTAAGAGCGAGTACGTTCAGAGAATTTAGTATGTGTTGCAAGTACAAGGGGGATTTGGAAAGACGCAGTTTCTACAGGGGTAGATTCTCGCGTAATCGTGATTTGAACGATCTGGTCGAGTTCCGCCATCGTTTATTTTCCTTTATTAGGTTAAGGGTTTATTACTAGGTCTTCAGGTATTGTAAAATTGTCTTGGATTGTGTCGTTGTAAACACCCTCGACTGTAATACCCTCTACAATATCCACCACTTGTTTAGTAACTACATGGTAGGAAAATGTTACGTCTAGATTGTGGTACTCTACCCAAGTGGTATCACGCTTCTGAGGGGCACGTCTTACTTGACTCTTTCTCATAAAGCCAAGCTTGTTACGAGCAGCCTCTTCTAACACCAGAGGGTTATTGTTTATTCTTTGGTAGAGACTGTAAGCCATCTCACCAGATTGACTACCAACAAAGCTTAATTGAGCCATCACTTCATAAGAGACTTTAATAGTTTCTTCAAATTTGGCACCATTAGCTTCAACAAGACCACTGCTTACATGTCGTCCTGTTTGATCTACGTTTAAAATGCTAACTGTTACATAAGAGCCAGCTGGCTCATTACCATTGGCATGAGAATAAATGACCAGAGGGTTAGTGAACTCATCCAAAGTTTTGAGAGTGACGTTCCTGATGGCACCACGCACTGTAGAATAGATATTCATCCTGCACTAATCTCCAGACGGGCTGCTGTTGCACGGTAATGGTCAAGGATTGACATGGAGTAATGTTTTACTTTCATCACTTTATAGCGATCACCTTCATAAACAAACTCATCAGCCGACCAACCAGAAGTTCCCTGCTTATCCATACGAATCTCATTGGCACAGTAAATCTTGTACCATTCCCTTGACCTGTCAGCTTCAGGGAGTAACAGTAAGTCTTGATCTTTAAATGGTTGAATGTTTACTTCTAAGGGTACTTGTGTTTGTGTACCTTCTACCCATTCACCATTAACATAACTGCCTTGTGTAGCCCTATAGAAAGTAATAGGTATCTTCTTAGTGAGAAGGAATTGTGGTTTTAGCATTAAGTCCCTCTCTTAGCTGTCTTAGAAGTTACGTTGGAGATAAGTTGTCTAGTTTCATTCAATGGGTCATCAAACCCTTTCTGAGCGATTGTTGAGTCAGCGTTACCGGGAGTATCCCAAGCACGCATAACATCTTTCAAGGTATCTTCAAAAGCTACACCCTCTTTACGGAGGATTTTGAATACATCCCTGCCCATTGCAACTTCAGTGAGGATTCTTTTAAAACTTCCTTTATCACTACCCTTCAAAAGAGCAGCTTTTAATCCAACCCTCATGAAAGGGCGAGGAGGAATACCAGAACCGTTTCCTTGACCTCCCTCAGTCCCTTCTTCTTGCCACTGAGCTACTTGGGCCATTGGCAAGTTATCATTGTCAGGGCCATAGCGATTTTCTTCAAACCAACCAAGTTGATTTTCAAGAGTCTCAGCCTTAGCAAAGGATTTCTTCAGAGCAAGCCAAGGGCTTTTGTCTACTGTTAATTTCATAGACATTTGTTAGCAACCACATGATTTGATTCTAAATGGGTTTGTGTAAGAGAACATATTACCATCACACAAACGAATACCAATCAAGCCTGGACGAACATTATCTGGATTGCGATCATTTGCACAAACGTCTTCATAGCTAATACCAGCAGCGTAGCCAAGAACACCCTTGGGAAAGTTTACGGCCAAACTGTCTTTGATGAAGTTATCTAGTGCCACTGTATAAGCTCTGGCAATATCATTGTATACGTGAATGTCTCCCGTAATTTCCCTCGTGTTTACACTGGTTAGTGCAAGTGAGAGTGATATTGCAGCCATTCTTGCAGCTTGTACTAGATCACCATTGCAATAGTTAATGAACCACTGAATCTCTTCGTCTGTTAAATAATCGTGAAATGGATTAGCTGGTGTCAGACCTATAAGTAGCCTGACCACCTCTACATTAGTCAGTGCCATTGTAGTACCGCCCTTTATATAGGTTGTATTTTCGGGACAATCTCAGACTCTCAGTTGTGTTTAAATAAAGACTATCAAGTACAGCCTTGCACTCTTCAAACCTTCCTGAGTACGTATGAAACAGTGCCTTATTCTTAGAGTCTGGTGTGATAGTCATGTGCATATCAGGGACAATAGATTTGCAATAAACCAACCACTGATGACAAAGAGTTTCACTGCCACAGATTTGCATTTTGGTACAAGACTCTAGCTTAGAAAGATAGCCATCACCTTCAAGAACACCTCTCCAGAAATCTCTGTTAAACAAAAATTGTTCTGGGCACTCTTCCTTGGTAGACTTTCTTGGAGCCAGACCAAAGGCAATAAGTCTCTCTGTTATAGGTTCATATTGAAAGCCAAAAGAACACATGGAATACGTTTTGCCGGTTCTTTTATCAAACCTATGGCGCTCTCTAACTATATTTCCATTACGAATGTAAGCTTGTAAGCTTTTCAAAACCTCAACATCTTTCAAGGAAAGTTCAACGCTGACATTGTGTCCGTACTTTGTTTCCCTGAGATTGCCGTCAGTCAAAAGCCAACCATAGAAGTAAGCACACTCAGGTTCAAAAATATCTAGAAAAGCATTTTCGTTGATGGTATGACCCATCGAAAACCTATTTTCTTTTCTGGTCTTGATTGGTACTCCAAAATCACGTAAGACTTTAAGAGCAACATCCTCTGCAAACGGCATATCAAGGCAGATTTTTCTGGCACTTTCTCCGGCTTGATACCTTTCAATGATGACAGGTACATGCTCCGGTTTTACTTTCTTGTAAGGCCAGGTTTCAAAGTTAGGGTGTTCCATAAAATACTCCTTTAGAAGATAGAACCCACAGAATACCACTAACCTTGATAAAATACAATCAACTTGCAGCCATCAAACCAGCAGTGACCAGTTTACCCAGAAGGGCGTCAAACTGTACCTTCAAAGCAGCCACATCAGCAGCAGCAGCTGGTGCTTGGTACGGCATAATGTTGGTATCTGGAACTTCTGCGTTCACTTCTGTAATGACACGCTGGATTACAGTGTGTGCATCAACCCAAGCCCGTTCTGGACCACTTACATCGGCAATAGCCATAATCTTATTCCTCTAGAATATGGAGGGGCTTTACGCCCCTCACGTCACTCTTAGTTAGAGCTGATAACTTTAACCAGCGATGCAGGTTTGGTGCAGAAGTACAGAGGAGCCATTTCAAGCTCAAAGTCAACGTACTCATCGCGGTCATCAACGTACTGACGAACAAACATTTCACGACCCGGCTGGTTAGCCTGAGACAGTTTGTTGCTAGGGCCAGCATAACCACGGAACAGGTCACGTACACCAAGACCATAAGCATGACCAGTGTTGTCAGCAACACCTTGCTCAGTAGTACCGTTAGGCAGGTTGAAGGTGGCGTCATAGGAGATGAAACGAACACCACGGTATTCAAACACTTCCATGATACCCCAACGCATGTAGTTTGCGAGGTCATCACGCAGACGCTGAGTGCCACTGTTCTGATAGAACTTGAAGGCATCACGAATCATTGCATGGTTGATCAGCTTGTCAAAGAAGATTGGGTCAACCAGAACTTCGATACCGCTGATGGCACCACCTTGTTTAACATTGTTAGCTACGGCACGCTTCAGCTCAGCAATCTTAGCATCTACGTTAGTAGTGCCAGTACCAAGTACGAAGTCGATGGTGGTTTGAGCAACACCAAACTCAGTGAACATATCCGCAACAACTTTACCGTCTGGAGTCTTGAAGACACCTTTGAAAGCTTGCAGCTTCATGTACTCGTTGGTCTGGTCAGCAGCCATACGCATGTCTTGCAGTTTTTCAGCAGTAGCGCGAGCCAGAGTTTCTTGAAGCTCCTGACCCGGCTGACGCCAGCTTTGAATGTCTTCAGTCATCAGACGGTCTTGATGCTTGAAGTAAGCCAGTTTCAGAGCAAAGGTTTCCACTTCACGCTCTTTACCTTGGGTGGCGCTGTGATCACCACGATTTACTTGTGGGAGCAGGGTAATGTCATGCTTGTTAACGTCAAAGATGATGGCAGTTTGGCCAGTAGACTTCATGTTGAAGTAGTTACGGCTGTTTACATAACCATACTGATTTTCAATCTCGTTGATTGCATCAGTCATTTCGGTTGTTTTAAAGCTGTTGTAGTAATCGCGGATCACTGACATTCTAAGGTTTCCTTATTTCTTATTTATTTAAAGTTGATTACACTTGAACGCGATCAACGATGCCTTGAACGGCCAACTGAGTGACCATGCGTGCTTTACCTGGGGCATCCACAGCACCATCATAAAGGAGTGCAGCAGAGGTAATGCCGGTATCGCCACCACGGATCAGAACAGCAAGTTCGTGATCACCAGCAGCAAGGTTAGGTACGTCTGCGAAATGGTCAACAAGCACAGCAACGCCACCAGTCAATGTTGCAGAACCTGCTTGGTCAATCCAAACATACTTGCCACCAGAGAGTTTCAGCGCTGCACCAATATCCATACCCGCTTTTACGGTTACGGTTACGGTTTCACGGCAATAGCCATATTCAACACCACTTTCAAAAGCGATGATGTTCGAGAGTTTGTTAGGGCGAGATGCAATAGCAGTCATTTTCTTTTTCCTTATTTATTCTTGGTAGGCAGGAAGCTTTTGAAGCTGACCGGCTCTTTGGTTTCTTCATTAACGTCTGTACTCTTCTTTTCAAAAAGATCAGAAGTTTCCAGTTTGTCTTCTTTCTTCTTCATAGAAGCCAGTACGACATTAAAAGCAGTATCATCTACAGTTTCCAGAGATGCATACAACTTATCCGCTTGCTCTGCATCAGCCTCAACCGAAGCAATAGCCTCTTTACGGGCAGCGACTTTAGCTTCCTTAGCGGCGGTTTCCAGTGCTGCACGATCAGCAGCTACTACACTCAACTCTTCCTTAGCTTGGACCAGTTCAGCAGACAGGGAGGCTACAGCATTGAGTTGCGCTGCAAGCTCGGTTTCCTGTGCGTTGAATTTAGCTTCAAGTTCGGAATGCTGCGCTTGCAGTTCCTCAAATTCTTTCATTTGTACCTCATCAATTTCCAGTTCAGCAGTCTTCCCATCAACAGGTTGCTTGCTAAAACTAAATAGTTTATTGTTTGTAAACATTTTATTGTCCTTCTGGGCAACGTCTGCGAGATAATTGTAAAACTCATCGTGAGTCATTACTTTATCAGCCAAGCCAAGAGAAATAGCATCTTTAGCCATAAAGACTTTAGCTTCTGTTTTCTTAACTTGATCCACATCCATTTTTCGCATACTTGCTACATAGGATGTAAATTCTTCATACAAGGCATCAACTTTCACTTGAATGTCTTGAATAAACTCTGGTCTAAACGATCCGTCTTCTGCGAAAGGAACTTTGCTCCCACCAGCATAAACAAATGAGCGTTCGTAACCTTTTTCTTCTAGTGCTTTGGAGTCATTCATTAAACGAACAACAACACCAATGCTACCAACTTCTGCTTGAGGGTTTAGAATAACTTCATCTGCAATGCAGGTAACACCATAGCAAGCTGAAGCAGCCATGCCGTCAACATAGGTAAGGATTTTGATACCCTTAGCATCTGCTTGCTTACGAATGTAACTGCCAAGCTCCTGCATACCATAAGCTTCACCACCACCAGAGTCAGCCATGAAGACTAGGGTTTTCATTCCCATGTCAACCATAGCATTAAACTCTTGTACAATACCTTCGTAGGAAGTTCCACCACATAGGGCTTCCCAACCAGAGGATTTATATGTAAGAGGCCCATCAATATCAATAATACCTACTTGAGTATCAGAGTAATATTGAAGTTGTTTACCTTCTCGTGGTTTGTTACCAGCAGAGATATTCATCTCGCCTTGGTTGCGTTCTTTTAAATAAGTAATCACACTTTCAAAGCTCGATGGCTCAATCAAGTGTGGTGTGTTATATAGCTTCTTAGTTAGAAGCCTTAAACTATGAGCCATCTACGTATTTTCTCCATTACCTGTGGATTGATCCCCACCACCAGTTGCGTCACCTGTGCCAGATGGCATGCCCTCTTCCATACCTTCACCCGAATTAGACGAGTAAGCTGTCATTTCTTTCCTGACATCTTCTGTAGAAATAGTGGTGTCTGAGAAAGGCTTAGGCATGTTGGCTTGCTCGGCGACCCAGTTAGCAGTCTTAGCGTTTGCACTGATCAACCCTTGTGCGCCTGCGCGTTGTAGGAACTTAGACAAAACGTCAAGGTCAGGACTAACAAGATCACCAAAGTAAAATTCTGGCATCACTTCAGTTGACCAACCATTAAGTTCAAACAATTGTTTAATCAAGTCATGGTTGAGTTGATCTTGAATCTCAATCAACTTAGCCTCAATAGCCATGTTGGAGATGCCTTGTAGACTCTCTGCAAGAGAGAAGCTACCACCGCCATTCTGACCAAGAGTCAACTGAGAAGCCATAAGGCTTGTAATAATCTCAGAACGATAACGTCCAATAATATCTGATACGTTGTAGCTACGTTGGCCGTTAATACCAAGAAGCTCAAGATCGGCAATCACTTCTTTGCCGTTCTCATCTTTCAAGCTTGGAACAATTACGCCGCTTTGCTCACCCATGTGTAGGTTACGCATTACGTTCTTCCAATACTCAAAGGTCTGCTTATCTAAGTCACTAGCATCTTCTGCCATGTATCGGGGGTTAAGCTTCAATACTTTAAGACCACGAACATCAGAAGCTACGCCAGTACCTTCAAACTTCTCAAGCTCTGTTTTATACCTCCAAGCTTGCCAACATCCATTGAGAGGGGATTCGCCGATTGGTGAGTCTTTAAGCGGATTGTTTCGAAACAGGAGAAACTTCTCTCTGCGAATCCACTGTTCAACACCTTTCTCAACAATATCTACTTTATTCTTACCAGCAGGTACGTTCGGGTATTGATATAGCCCAGTAAGCTTACGTCCTGTATCTGTCCAATCCCAAGACTCAATACTATCTTGAGTAATAGGAGGAAGAGAGGCAATACCTACAAGACCATCATTATACTTACTACCATTCTTCTTATAGCGCTTACGATACACTTTCTCATGGGCGGCAAAACCATAGCGGTTAAAGCTTACCACTTGACGTATGAAGCTACCCCAACTATGATCCATATCATTGATACACTGCTTGATAAAAGCAGCTTTATCTTTGAGTTGGTCTTCATAACCTTCTGGTACACGAATATGCCAAGGAACACGAGCAATAGCCATTTCTACAAGATTTAGTGCAGGAGCAATAGTTGCATCCTTTGCCATGTCCTTGTAGGTTTTCATGCAATGTGGCCAACGAAGTTCGTGTGCGCACTCTTCAAAAATGTTCCCAGAGAATACGTTCAAGCCGTTGTAAGACACTTGACTAAGACGCATTCTGGGGATTGTACTATCTTCCCCTTTAGTTAGAGAAGGGGTAAGGTCTTCTGTTTCTTCCGCCATATCTCTTCCTATGCGAATGGGTTGTTAGTTTTAAGGAGGTTGTCTGTTGATTTAAGACCAGACATGTAGTTGGGGATTTGTATTTTCTGAGCAAGAATTGCTACGGTATCAGCCAAGGCGTCAACAATGTCCTCGTGACCCGATTCGCCGGACTTACGAAGACCAGTAAAAGCTTCCAATTCTTTATATACAAAGTTATTATCGTTTAGAATTTTATTCTCGTGGTCAGTACCACAATTCTTTAAGAAAACTATGTGGCCATTTTGTGCTAAACTGGATACTGGACGAAAGCGATCAAGCTTACTTTTTGTAGTCTGTAACGTCCTTACTCTAAACCCCTCTTCAGAGATTTCTCTTGAAAGCATACCTGTTGCGGCTTTGGCTGCTGCCCCAGGATCGAGTGGGAGAACTATATCCACATCATATCCGTCCCTGATAGCGTTATCTAGGATGAACTGTTTCCAGTCACCAAAACGAATACGAGTCTTTTGTACATCATGTACGAAGTATTCCCCACTCTTCAACTTAGAAACTTTGCAAGTTGCAGTGTAGTCTGGGGATGGATTAGCATCACTTTTGAGTGTGGACGCAAGGTCATAAGCCCTGACAGTTTTAACAATCTCACTCTTAGGCGGCTCTTGAATTTCTTCTCTACACCAGCTACGCAGAAAGTGCGTACTTGACTGTTCTCTGGCAGTCCAATCGCCAAGTAAAAGTCTGCGACGTTCTACATCCGGCATCGCCTCAAGCGAACCCAAGTATTCGGGTTGATTTTCAATGAGCCACGGATTATCGTAGATGGTGCCTAGAATCACTTGGAAACTAAGGGGCTTAACTTGCTTAGGGTGGTCAATTGGTAGATTAGGATTACCATATCTAACAATCATTTCCTCCTTAGAGTCTCCCCAGAATATCACACCTTCTCTACGAAGAATCCAACGAGTGATCCCATTCTTTTCGGGGTCAGGTAGGCCATATTTTTCATGCCCTTCCGGGTAAAGCCACCACTTGACCCAATCAAATAAAAATGAATCTGGATCAGGGTTACAACTTAACCAAATCGAAGGGTCAAGATTTGCCTTTGTCCGTAGACGAGAAACTAGCCACCAAATATGACTTTCAGAGGCATGAGTACACTCATCATAAAATACGTTTGAGAGTTCAAGGCCATGGTAGAGCTGACCAGCTTTATCGTTCTCATAGTGAGAAAAGGATACCGAGCTTCCTGAAGAAAACACGATGCGCTGGTCTTTCATTTTAATTTTAATATCATCTACTTGAGAGTAGAGGTGAACAGCGGCGTCAAAAAGACCACCGCTTTTCATGATAGCTGTAGAGTTTTTACGGATACAGAAACCACGATAAAGTGGGTCATCCATCCAGCGCAAATGGCGCATTAAACCTACGTGACTTTTAGCAAAAATGTTCAAGATAGTTCGCTAGTCCTATCTCCGCACCATTATGTGCAGCTATATGTTTCCATATAGAGCAGACCATATCATCACACCTGTAAAGGTGAGCTTGCCGCTTCCACTCGCTTGAGTGTACTCTACTCTGTTCGGTGGCAGCCTCTATGACTGCTCTTAGCAACCGCATTTCGATGGTCGTTACACCTTCCTATTTCTAGGCTTGGCTCGGGATTGCCCTCGTCTTTACGTTAGGATGTTCCCCGAGTTCAACAAGTTTAAAGATCGCCTAAGTCAACGATCCTGCTGCGCCACCCGCAACCAAGATTCTTGCGTCACTTTGCAAGTATTTTTCTTGGAAGGGTGACTGCGGAGCAACAATAATTTCACTCATCTTTAGAGTTTCCCTTGTATTCCAGCCACTGCTGATCTTCTGCCGGAATCCAACCGTCTTTAAACTTATCCACGAGACTGTTGAAATAATGTCCCGGTAGATTTGTCAGATTGAGCTTATTGTAGGAAGTCAAGAACCTAGATTTAGTAGGTTTTCCACACAACACCCACGCATCATAGTATATATCTGCCGAGGTCCACTTGTGTTTGTGCGCAAGGGCGTCTGGACTATATTTCAACCATGGTAACATTGACCGGCTCGGGTTAGGCTGACACCCGCAAGATTTAACTTTACCATTAGTAAAGCTTGTTCCTCGTTTTACTACGGTATTCCCACAAACACACAAAAGCTTCCAGAAAGAGACACTCTGCTTTTTACTACTATCAGCTTCCCAGTGAGAGAATTCAATGACTGTAAGTTGGTTATTAGACATACCAACAAGATTTTTAAACATGCTAGATTTATCTTTACTTAGGTCTGTATTGCTACGCATTTCAGTCATCTTAACTTTTGCACTTTTGGAGTACTCTTGTTTCAGTTTTGCGTATATTTTTGAAGACCTTACAGTGTCCCGAGTATGACTCATTAACCAAAACGCCCGCATTAGTGCGGTAGACTCCGGATGTGTTTTCCACAGTAACCAGTGTGCAATGAAGTGCTCTCTAGCCGTGAACAGGACAAGGTTATCTTTTGAATTACCACCACCTAGACATCTAGGTATAATATGGTGAGATTCATGATAACCCTCAAGAGCTGACTTATTCAAGCCCCTTACTTTACACTTCTCAACCAACTGATCATATATCTTTTTGTAGTTCATAATTACCTCTCATTAGGCTTAATAGGTGTAGACTAGCCAGATGAATGAGCATCTGGCGGGCTTGCAATCCCGTTCATCTACATTGATTTGCAACTTTAGAATTTAGTAGCCCTGCATGTACTTCCGGGCATCAGAAGTAGGAGGAGAAACACGCGAGGTAAGCAACGTGCTTCAGACGACATGCTCGCCTAGGAGAAATCTTTAACGTGACTAAACCTAACGGTTGTACTTACGAAAGATAGTTTGTAGCAAGAATAGAAGTGCCATTAACCAGCTCCGAGGTTTACAAGTTCAGCCCACCAACCAGAAAACACGCCAGTTGCTGTACCTGAACCAAAGTTTTCAAGACGCCAGTAGTAAGTTCCTACACCAACACCACGTTGATCAAACGACTTACTACCAACAGAAGATTGTTGTGCTGTTGCGTTAGTTGCCACAACCCTAACTCTATCAATAACTACACCTCCAGTAACTCCTGTACCACCTGTGAACAAGGTATTCTGGAACGTGTAGAATGGTGTCTCACGAAGAGTCATTGCATTCTTTGGAAGAATCGGTAGAGGAGTTGCATAAGTACCAGTACCTGTAGAACCTGCATAAGTGGATAGGCGAATACTGCCTGCATCTACTACACAACTTACATCATACAGAATCGTGTCAATTGCCACGTTAGCTTGGACGTAAACACTAGCGCCCGATGCTATCGAGAATTCATAGAATGTGCGAGCTTCTCGGCCACTATGGAAGGATGTCTGTCCTGTGTCTACTTTAACCCTACGATATAACTCATTAGGACTTGTATAGATATCATGAGGAAGGTCTACACCGGTAAATGGTGTGATTGTCTCTGTAACCTTCTGAACCAAAACAGGGCCAGTACCACCACGAATCCAGATAGGATCACTTGTTGCGTGTACCAGCACTGTCTGACCAGAGAGTAAGGGATACTGGTCACTGTCTGCTAAAGGAGGAAGAGATGCTTGAACTAGATATGCAGGAGAAGATGTATTATTGGTGACAATAAGACTTGTACCAGTATCAAAGTCAGAAAGCGTATAAAGATTGGTGTATGTGAAAGGACTTGGGATACTTACTACTTGCATTGCATTCCCCTGATGGAATTGTTATTTGTTGTAATGTGAGGGAATGTGGTGCTCTGTGAGTGAATCGAACACTCATCTGTTCCTTACAAGGGAACTGCTTGACCTTCCAGCAAACAGAGCGTATTTGGCTGGCGAGATACGATTCGAACGTATGACCTAAGAGTTAACAGCTCTTTGCAACTACCGCTGTGCTACTCGCCAAGAATAAGTATTGGGTCGCCACACTACCGTGCTCCCAATCAACAGGACAACGCTCCTGCTCTCTCCACCGTTTGCGTACCGAAGCACGACTTAATACCCTACCGTCTAGGGAGTGCCTTTACAGGAGACTAAATATTACCCGTCGGTAATAAGTGCTGGAATACCACCAGCCTGTACTACATGGCTCAAAGGCCAATTGATGCTTAGGTAGCGATCACACCTTCGTAGAACTACTGCACTTGTACCACTCTCGTAGTTGGCCCTTAAATACAGCATCCCGGTTGAACGGGCTGGTCTTTTGCTATTTTTACATAGCGACTCGTCAACGTACTACGCCGCGTATGAACGTAGTATCCGTAAAACAGCCTACCGCCAGATAGGCTTTCTTCAACTAGGCAAGTCGAAGTACCAGACCGAAGCCTGATTAGGATGACGCTGTGCTGGAGGAAGACGAAGTATAACTAAATACACAAGTCAACCCTAAGTAGTGTCCAGCCTTTCGATAAACCAACATCTCACCTTACGTGCAGTGAATCCATACACTATCTGCCGAGGTCGCTGTGTACTGTCATTGGTCTATCTAACGTCAGTTCTTTCTGTCCACTGTCCATAAACAGCGAACGCTTAATCATCACTCTTAGTGATTGAAACTACTTTCGTGCTAAATCGTGCTTGAGGCTGAGCGACAGGCTCTTTTGGATCGTCTTCAGGGTCTTCTAGCTGATCCTTCTCACGGCCATACACCTCATTGCGAAGGCTGATAGCGTTATCAACAATCAACTTTACAGCACTTAACTGTGTAGTGGATGTGACGTTCTTACTATCAAGCGGCTCATCAAGGATAGCTTCAGCTTTCTTCAAGGCTTTCGCAAGCAGAGGATCAATATAGTCCAATACTTGCTTTATTTTAGTCTGACGCAGTGAACGAGATGACTTACTATTTAAAGGTCTACCACCTCGGGCCTTTCCAACACGTCCCAACTTATCTGGTTTCTCTGACATATTCTTTCCTCAAGTTCAATATAATCTTACAGTACTAATTGAACTTTGTCAAGCGTTATTTGATATAATGTGACAATTATTGTCACTCATCTGGAAGAATCGTCCAGAATTGCGTATTTGGCACTGTATCCACTTCATGAGCGTATTCAAATTTGAAGTCCTCCTCAGAATAGGGGAGGGTTGTTGTCAAATGGCAAACACATTCACTGACCAGTGGAGTACAGTGAGGACACTGTTTCTCTTTCATTGGTAGTTCCTGTTTTGTGCGGTTGAAGGTGTCAGTATACACCCAAAAGCGTTCTTGTCAATAGATTTTGACTATTATTTCAACTTTTCATTAAAATAATTTATATAATCCAAATAACCCTTAGCTCGTTGGTAGTTCTGATTGATATTCACACCAATCTGTCCTGACTTACCATAGGACAACCAAACCCATTCCATGATTGCACCTTCTTTAGGTTTTATAAACCTTCCACCTGATTTGTACTCTACTTCACACTCAAGCAACCCTTCAAACCATTCACTACGTTTGTACTTCTTAAACATTATCTTTCTCCTCCAATCTTTTCTCAAGAAACAAAATATACTCCATCAACTCCTCCACTTGCCTACTGACTCTCCAACTCTCTGAATTCCTATTCTCTCGATAGCCTTCAAGAAGGCCGTGTGGCTTTCCTCCTTTGAGGAAGTGCTCAAGCATATCATTACGGTCTTGTACTAATTTCAATACACTCTCCTAGAATGGGCCGTTATCACACCCAGAATCATCGTTATACGCATCTTTAGATGCACCCCAGTAGGGTAGCCTAGGCTCTGGTGTGATCGTTGATTTAAGGGGTGTTTTAGTAGGGATTTGACCCTTCCCAGACCACTCCTTAACAACCTTATTCTGCTTCACATCACTTCTCCAAAAGTCCTCTGGAATCTCTGGAAGTATTTCAGTATTATCATTATCTACATACAAGATAATGTCAAGGACTTTCTCATATCTCCAATTCTTGTGTTGACCAGCTTGACCTTTATTGGCGACCATCAACCCACTGTCAATAAATCCACGTATGATCCTACCAACCTGTTTCACACTCACACCACAAAGCTTGGCAATATCTTCTTGCTTGTCAAAATGCTTGTCAAAGAATGTGTTACGTTTCTTCATCACAACGTAGACGTTCTTGTCGTTAGCTGTCAGTTCTATCAGCTCACCCGTCTTAGGGCTAACGTAACCAGTCGCTCTCATCAGCACCTCTGGGTACTTGTAAAATAATGTCTGTTCCAAATCTTCACCTCAGTTCTAAAGTTCTCTAGGTGGTGTCCTGTGGATCACCTTTCGTTTTGTATACTATCAAGCTGCATAAGTTTTACTAGGCATTCTACAATGAATGCTTGTCTTGACATTCCTCCTCTTTTCTTATCAACCCATTCCAAGATGGTAAATGGTAATTTTATGTTCATCAAACCTCCTCAAAGGACATACTGTCTCTGTCATGGGACACGAAGTCCTATAACGGTTTATCTTTCCTATCGCTTTGCTCTTACACAACAAATGATGAAAAGAAGAAAAGCAAAAGCGCTGGATACGACTACAATCTTAAACAGATTGGTGTTAATCATCATAGGACTTTATGTCCTTTAATCTTTCTTTGTATAATTCTATCTCTATTTTCTATCTCTCTATTGGGACTTCTTGTCCCTTAAATGTGGGACACGGTGTCCTATGACCTAGACAGGAAGTCCTATGACCCTCCATTCACATACCCAAAGTAGTCCTTCAAAATCCAGCACATCTTAGACCACAAATCGAAGCTGCGCTTTTCCATATCTGCCAACCCTGTACCAATTCCTGCTGCTGGAAACACAATTGTATGTGTCTTAGACAGCTTGTACAACCCGCGCAGGTCATTCAGCACACAGTCAAATTCATCTTCTTTATCAGAGAAGAATGCCCAATTATCCATACTCGGATAACGCTTTGTTGCAATACCGTAAGCATTTGGTTCATCTCTAATCACAGCTTGTCCACGCTTACCATAGCGCTTCATGTTGTCACCAAAGACATAAATCTTCTCTGGATTAGCACGCAACAGCCTCTCTGTAAACAGCCTTTCTTCAATTTCTACATTCATATAAGCCTCCTTTTATAAGCTTGCCACTAATCATACACCCATTTCCTCAGAATGCAACCCTCATCAGAAAATAATTTACAAGAATCTTCTCCATACCTCTTGACTCTCAGGAATATTGCTGTAGAATGGTAGCCACATTAAGCAAATCCTAGGAGGATAAAATGAAAGCGTATGTTGTTAGTGATGACGAATATTGCACCATTGAATTTGCTGAACACAGGGCAACTGCCCAAGCAAATGGTGCGAATGAGCTGAACAGCGAATTTATCTATGTGCGTTGTCGCAGAGCACCGGAATTTGATCAGTATGCAGAAGCTCGTAAGGTGCCGTGGAAGGTTTTGATTGAAGAACATGGCTGGTCGCAAGAATGTGGATTTTGTTACAAACGAGTGTATTCAGATGAAGAAGGTCGTGTCTACAATGATGGTGAAGACCAAGCTTATTGCAATAGTGAATGTATGCATAAAGCCAAGGAACAAGAAGCTAAATACCTTGAAATGGTCAAGGCTCTATGACCTCTAAAGAACACACCTACACCAAAGGATCATGGGAGATTGTCACACAAGAAATAAAAGCCCATCTTGGAATAAACTGCTTGACACCTGAGCTTGCGAAGACTATCCTAGCACTGTACATCAAAGGTGCCAGTGTAACAGAGATTATTAAACAATTGGAGGAAGAGAAATGAGTGATGTAGAGTGTGAAATCAGGTGGGAAGATGTGAACACGTTTTCGTGGAAAGAACTACATGGCAAACAAGTCCACGTAATCGTAGTTGAAGACAGTGGTGTGCAGAGTGCTACGTTGTATGATAGTGTCACTCAAGAGTTTTTCGTTGTCAGTGTTAAACAAATAGGAGAAAATAAATGAATCTGTTTAAAGTAGAGAATTACCCTGAGTGTGGCATTAAAGATAAAATCATCCTTAAACTTTTGGAAGAGCTTGCTGATGCACAAAGGAGCAGCGCCTCTTGTGGTTATGAATGGAATCTTGCATTTGACTTAGAACTGATGAGTCCAATATGGACTAAGTTAGATTTTGTGACTTACTATATCCCACACAGTGTAGGGGAAATAAATGATCACAACAACCATAATCATCCTATACTGCATCATCGGCTTTATATTCCACGTAGGTATTAAGAAAGAAGCATCACAAGATACAAGTGGTGATTTGGATAAGCTGAGTCCAATGTTTGTCAGCATTATGATTTGGGGAGCAAGCATGCTCTGGCCTTTGTTGATTGCCGGAGCTATCATTCGTAAATTTAAAGGGGAATAAATAATGAGTAAGAAATTAATCATCTCAGCACGCACATGGAGCACCTTTGTAGAATCTCTGAAAGGTAATCTTAAGCACAACTTTGGTATTTGCGAAAAGACCTTGTTTAAGAATGGTTACTATACTGCTGTATTGACCAGCGGCATTGACAAAGCGTATGTAAGCAGACTTAATACAGTCACTGGAGAAGAAATCGAGTCCACGCTAGACCTCTGTGACTTCCTTGGGAGTTGTCTTGTTCCATTCCCACAAGAGCTTATGACACGGATGAAAGAGATTGCAGGGAAGGCTGAAGATAATAAGGCGATTGATTTGGAGAAGGTATTGCCAAAAGAGAATGTAGAGCTTAAAATTCAACGTAAACCACGCACACGCAAATCAAAACAGTAAGGAGTAATTATGGAATCTGTAACAGTCGTAGAGGTAAACCCATACACCTTCGTATCGGAGGTAGTAAAGGCTATTCAGCAAGGGTTCTATGTAGAGTCATCAAATCGTGGGTGGCTTTTAGAGACACACCTAAAGGAAATTAACTTGTATCAAAACCCAGGTAAGGTTTTTGAAGAGAAAGAGCTTGGTGAGTTTGTTATCTCTGACTACAGTGCTCAAAACTTCTTGTATGAACTTTGCTCTTGGGTGGGTATTGGTGCTCATCTGGATATCAACTCACTTTTTTGGGATATTACAGGAATCAAGAGTATTCGTGGGAAGCTGTACTTGCCTGCTGAATATACCAAGGAACAGCTTAGTGAGTTAGATTGGACTGACTTCAAAGAGGCTGTCAAGATAATTGGTATTACTGGCCGGGATCGTAATCTTATGCTGACAAAATATTTACAAAACACTGGGCAGGAGGTTTGATATGAAATTCAAGGTTGAAGACAACTGGGGTATGATTGAAATTGTCTTTGAAGACGGTTCAAAGTCTAAACTTCGTGGACAGATGGTTGAGTGGAACGGCACTGTTGGGCGTATTTGGAGTGTCTCAGATAAATCATCTCATAACGGCGGTCACGGTATGGGTCAAATGACTTCTAGCCAAGCAGTAATAGCCACTAAAGATATGAATATTGTACCTGTGAAGCTTGCTTGGGATGCAGGATTTGAATTGAACATGCTGGGAAGTTATGGGTTATGAACATCAATCAAATACAGTTCTTGCGTGACCTCGATAAAGAAGGCACCTTCGGTACAGTGCAGAATGTCTTGATGAGTGGTGACTTATCCACCACACCTTTCGAAAACGTAGCAAAATACTTGCTAACGTGCATGAAAGATGAGAGGATGACATTGCTTGCTGAGAATGAAAGGATGAGGAAAGCTTTGCAGAAGGCCGGTCTTTATACGAATGAGATAGCTTTGGGTAGGGAGGGTTGATATGAGTTATTACTATATGTTCAGTCAAGGTCAGTATTCCGATTACTGTGTTGGTGGACTTTATAAGAGTGAGCAGGAACTAGACGAGACATATTTCATTGAGTATGTCAGAGCAATGCTTCTGAGTCAGATTGATTCTGAGTGGAAAGAAGCTGTTGACTTTATCACTAATTGGGAATTACAAGATATTTGCACAATCACTAACAATAGACTGGTCACAGAAAGCTTGTTTGAGCTTCACGCTGGTAAATGTCCTACTTGGGGAGATAAAGAAGGTCGTAAGTTGTGGGGTGATGCCTACTGCAAGTGGCTGAATGAACAAGCTATTGAACTAAACTACATTGCGAAACTCTTGGAAGAGGGAATCTTGGTTAAAGTTGAATATCAAGAAATCTGGGAGGGTTAGATGAAAGACTTACTTCGTAATAGCATGTTGGCGTTATATTCTGACAATGACACGATCTATGACGCACTTTTACAGGTGGACTGGTCTAAGCTCAATTATAAGTTCCAACAAGAGCTTTTCCTTCGCATAAGTCCAGACCGATTCTATGCTATGGATGAAGTGCTCCGCAGCGATGCTTATATTGAGTACCGCGATGCAATCGACAGGGCCGCTCAGGCGTGCTCTAATGATCTTGCAAACTTACTTGAGTTTGTTGTTTCTGAGAATGAGAATGGAGGTGCAAATTGACAGAAGAAGATAAGGCAATCCTTAAACTAATCAGCCTCGCAATTCAGGGTGCTAGGGTAGAAAGTGAATACAATAACCCTGTTGATGCAGTACATGATGTTATGACTCTCTGTGAGATTGCAGGGATTATTGCTACTGAACTAGAAGTGGAGGTGTAATTTGGGCGGACATAATCGTAACTTCGTTGTAGCAATTGATGGTGAAGAAGTGCAGGTGCCTCGCAAGCGTGTTCGCAAAAATAAGGTTGGCGGTACACCTACTTCTAACCCCAAATTTGATGGAGAGAAAGAGTTTAATTCTATGCATTTTGTTCCTATCGGCCCTGCACAGACGTTGGGTGCAGAATATCTGAAAGAAGGACGAAAAATTGTCTGCTTGCAGGGGCCGGCTGGTGGTGGTAAATCTATTCTTGCTGCTTGGCATGCTGCCAATCTACTTAAAGAGAAGCGGATTGATAAGCTATATCTAGTACGCCCTTACGAATCTTGTGGTCGTACAATTGGTGCGGTTCCGGGCACCGAGAAAGAAAAATTGGCCGTTATTTTTACAAGCATCCTTGAGCATCTGAAGAAATTTCTTGGTAAAACGCAACTTGCTTACATGTTAGAGAAAAATGTAATCGAGTTCAAAAGTGTCGAATGGATGCGTGGTTTCAGTTTTGAAGATGGTTGCTTTGTTCTTTGTGAAGAAAGTCAAGGTTTTGACACGGATCTTATGCAAATGTTGACTACTCGTATTGGTGATGGTGCTCAACTTTGTCTAACTGGTGATGAACGTCAAAAGGATATTCGCAAAGTTACAGGTTTAAGTTACCTGAATGCAATGCTAGAGAGTGTAGTTAAGAATCCACCAAGCTACTTGGATAAAGAGGATGTTGACCAACTGGTAAATAATATTGGTTTTGTTAATTTTACTTTTGAGGATAGTGGTCGTCGAAGTAAGTTGACTAAAGCGCTTGTTAAACTTTTCTACCATGAGTGAGGTAACTTAATTTGACTACAAGTGCAGGTTTGATAGGTAACAGGTTCGGTGAGTTAGTAGTAATTTCTCTTGCTGAACCTGTTCTCATAGGAAAGAGGAAGGATGTAAGAAAAAGGGTAAATGTAATATGCTCTTGCGGGAAAGAATATATAGTATCCGAGAGGTCGTTGCACGAAACATCTAGTTGTGGTTGCGTAAAACCATCTCTGCGAGACAAAAGAAACTTAACAGGTAGTAGCTTTGGGAGGTGGACTGTAATTTCTGAGTCGGAGGATAAGGCAAGCAATGGCTCTTACAAATTCAATGCAATTTGTACATGTGGAACTATATCTGTAGTAGAAAGAGGGAACCTGCTAAAAGGAAATTCAAATTCCTGCGGTTGTTTACAAAAGGAGGAGCTTGCAGAGAAGAATAGAACTCATGGAGAGAGTAAAACTCCCGCTTATGTTTCGTGGTCTGGTATGTTATACAGATGTGACAACAATTCTAGGAACTATGAAGATGTCAATGTTTGCGATAGATGGCACCCTGAACGGGGTGGCTCCTTTGAGAACTTCCTAGAGGATATGGGGCAACCTCCAGAAGAGATTGGATACTCTATAAACAGAATCAGAGGAGCGAAGGAATACAACAAGGAAAATTGTGAATGGGCAGATAAAAGTTTGCAGGGGTATGACCAACGACTGAGTGTAAGGAATACAACAGGACGTTGTGGGGTGCATATTTCGAGAGAAGGTAAATACAGAGCTAAGATTACAAAGAACTGTGAACACATTATACTTGGTGATTTTGAAACGTTTGAAGAGGCTGTAAAAGCCAGAGAAGAAGCAGAACTTAAATATTATGGTTTTATTAAGGAGTGATTTATGAGCGATAACGATTTCAAGCTTCTACCAATGATGCAGGCAACCAACACATTCACAACTGAAGTTCGTGGTACTCAATTCACCTACTACCTTACAGGCCCAATTGAAGCTCCTGAGAATTATGTGGATTTGTGCAATATTCTCCGCACTGCTGGCCCCCAAGATGAAGTAATCATCCGAATAAATTCGAGAGGGGGTTTTGTGTCATCTGAGAGAATGATTGTAAACGCGATTATGGAATCTCAGGCAAATGTCAAGGGGTTTATCGAGTATGACTGTATGTCGGCTGCTACAGGTATATTCTTGGCGTGCTCTGCACATGGATGGGGTGAGCATATTCAATTTATGGCACATTGCGCGTGGTGGGGATCAGTAGGCAAGAATCCAGACGTGAAGTCACAGACAGAGTTTGGAATTAAGCAGATGGAAGAGGAGATTGAGACTACTTATCAGGGTCTGTTGTCACCAGAGGAAATCGCTCAGTGTAATGACGGGAAAGAGTTCTGGTTTGGTGCAAAAGAGCTTGAAGAGCGTATGATGCGTTTCTACGACTACCATGCTGAACAAGGTTGTGATGATCCCGAATGCGAGAATTGCAACCAAGAATCTATGCCTTCTATTGACAACATCATCACCGAAGCTGTAGCATCTGGTGTAGAACAAGGGTTGGCTGCTTTACTGAAGAAATATGATTTGGTGGAGAAGCCTAAGCCAGAGAAGAAGGCTCCACGAGCTAAGAAAGTAATTTCTAACAAAGAGGACATTTTCGTAGGATAACAGTTGACAACAATATGTGGAGTGCTTTATCATGGCTCCACATTCAACGAAGGAGGATTTATGAAAAAGAAATCATGGACACTCAAAAGGTTCCTATCAGATGAAGCAACAGAATCCGGTAGCATTGTTTGCACACTCCGACAACCAAAAGATGATGACGGTTGGGTTTGTGCAAGTGTAATGGTGAGAGATTGTTATAAAGAACCTGTTGAGTTAGAATTTGGTTGGTACGCGGGCAAGAAGAAGCAGAAAGCCAAACGTATTAAGAAAATTAATTTGATGATTGAAAGCCTTGAGAAATTCAAGGAAGCTTTGGAGGAAGCCAAATGAACAAATATTCAAAGCAACGTAAGATCATCAGCGCAAGTAAATACATGCGTATCTACAATGACAACCTAGACAAAGTTGGCACAGCTCTTGTGTTCAAGACATATAATCAGGGTTGGATTAATAGTCTCTCTGCTGTTAAAGTAGGTAACTTCGTATATTGTACTCTGCCTTGTAAGCACCAGAATGGTAGCAGGCTTGAAACCTTCTGCATTAAATATAACGTAGAAGATAGTCCTCTGGACAATATTGTCTTCGTGAGTTACCCTAAGCCCGTACAACCAAAGGTGGAATTTTAATAATGATCGAACTAGAATATGACGAATTCCTTGATCTAATGTCCCACCAGCAAAGTTGGATTGCCTGTGAATTAGGTGAGAGTTTGAGTGAAGCCTTGATGGAGGAGATGAATGAAAGCAACTGAAATTAAAGTTACGATTGTAGAAGCTAGTGAAGTTGACAACTACGATGAGGACGAAGGTTTCAGTTTTAGACACCCTGCAAAATTCTACTTCGTCAACGGACTAGGTCAATATGTGTATGTTCACACACGAGACATGAAAGTGGTTACTGAGTACATCAAAGAACACTATGATGGGAAGTACAGCGTGAGGACTGCAAAACAAAGCAATGGTAGTGGGAGTTATACTTGTGTTGGCACAGCTACGCGAGCACGACCTTCAAGTAGGCCGCCAAAATGAAGGATAAGTACGCACAAGCTCTAATGGGTATGGCGGTTAGGTTTGGAGAAACGTCTACAGCAGAAAGGTTAAAAGTGGGAAGTCTTATTTATAAGAATAACTCTATAATCAGCTTGGGTGTAAACGGCCAGCCTCCGGGCTGGAGTACAGAGGTATGTGAGGACGAAGAAGGTAAGACACTGAGCACAGTACGCCACTCAGAAGCAGCCGCTCTTGAGAAGCTATACTTGAGCACAGAGACTTCTGAAGGTGCTGAGATGTTCATTTCACACATGCCGTGTTTGAATTGTAGTTTGAAGATTGTTGCAGCTAAGATTAAGACAGTGTATTATCGTCACCCATATCGCTGTACGCAAGGGATTGAATATTTGAAGAAAAATGGTGTTGAAGTTTATCAGATTTGATATACACTCACTATTAGTGACTTTGTTTAAGAAAAGATAAACCGGGAGGATTTATGAGTAAATTTCGACCTTTACTTGCTGTAGCATGTGAGGATGTAACAAAACTGAATTACCCAATGCTTCTGTCAGAGAAATTGGATGGCATTCGGATGTCTGTGCATAACGGTGTATGTATGTCACGTAGCATGAAGCCAATTCCCTCTGCTGCTGTTCAAGCCAAGTTCGGCCGTCCAGAATACGAAGGCTATGATGGTGAAATTATCTACGGAGATAAGAATGCCAAGGACGTGTTCAATAAGAGTACACGAGCTTGTATGAGTCATGAGTTTCCAGAGGAACTAGATATTACTAAGCTGCATTTCTATGTGTTTGACGTAATTGGTAATGAACCTTACGCTGTTCGCTATGGTCTTATGAACCCTGATACAAAGAATAATGTACACCGACTTTGGACTACTTATGTAAACTCTCCAGAAGAAGTGCAGAAGTTTGAAGCTGAGTTCCTTGAAGCTGGTGCCGAAGGATTGATGTTACGTGACCCTACAGGCCGGTACAAGCAAGGACGTTCTACGCTCAAAGAAGGTATTCTTCTCAAAGTCAAACAGTTTGTTGATGAGGAAGCAACTATCATTGACTTCGAAGAGAAGATGCACAACGCTAATGAAGCTACTGTCGGTGAACTGGGGCAAACTAAACGTAGTAGCCACCAAGAGAATATGATTCCTTGTAATACTCTTGGAGCATTAGTTGTACACTCTGAGAAATGGGGAACATTCAAGATTGGTACTGGCTTTAATGATGAACAACGTCAAGAGATTTGGGATAACAAGGATAATTATGATGGTCAACTTGTAAAGTTTAAATACTTCGCTGTTGGGATTGTAGACAAGCCACGTTTCCCTGTGTACATCGGCATTCGACATGAGGATGATATGTAATGGAAGAAGAATTTGAAATCGTGGACACATCGAAAGTCCAACTAGCCAGCCTAAAGAACTATATGTCAACCCTTGGTTATCAATACTACGCAATTGATAAAGTATTCATCTCAGACTTGTGGATCAATCGTAGTCGTGTGAATATTGGATTTGGTACTGCCGTACTTACCCATAACGGCATGTTCACTGAGACTCATGGTCGTGGTTTTGAGCCAGATACAGTGTTTGGGGATATTCCCTATGCTGTATGGCAAGAGGCTCAAGCTGACAAGATCGTCCACACAGCCTACCTTCAGAAATCCTACAAGCGAGGTATTCTCTGCACAAAGCATCTTGTGAAATTTGTACGTCCAGAGGAATCGGAGTTGTTGTTGAAGAAAAAGAAATGAAAATATTTTGCCCCGGAGCTTGCACAGTCTGGGGTTTTCTTGTATCTTAGGTTCATCAAAACAAACAGGAGGATTTATGAAAGACAAGAAGCTACGTTCAATGATTCTAGATTGCGTTCTGTACTACAAGAAACTTCATGGTTGCTGGTATGAGCGTCCATATACTTGTGAAACTATTCTACGAACTGATATAGGTTGTGAGAGCCTTAATGTGCAGTCTTGTCTAGACCTGTGTAAGAAATTGAAGAAAAATCCTAAGCAAGTCTATATCTATCCTCACATCTGTGAGGATCATGATGGATATCCTGAGCACCACATAGAACTTTACACTAATCGTAAATCCAGTGATGTTGAGTGGTTTGAAGAGATTTCTCAAGCTATCAGTCCTCAATGGGAGAAACAACGCTACGACCAGTACTTGCAACTGAAGGCAGAATTTGAATGAGTACACTAGAGTACTTTTATAGCTGTATAGCTCTGGCAGGTATTGCTTTTATCTTCACTCTGTGGCAACCTACACAATATCCACCACTACTAGCAGCTCCCTACACAGACATGCTTTGTCCAGATATAGCTATTAAACATAGTGTAGGGAGTGACTTAAAGACGAGTGTGCAGATGGTTGATAAATGTGCAAGCTACGTCAATGTTTTTAAATTTAATTAGGAGGAAGACATGCAACTATCTGAGAAAGCTTACTTGTTTGCACTTGTTGCTCACGCTGCTGTTGGTCAGAAGAGAAAGTACACAGGAGAAGATTATATTCACCACCCTTGTGAAGTCGCTAGTATCATCCGTATGTTGAATTTCAGTGATGAAATGATTGCAGCTGCATATCTACATGATGTTGTTGAAGATACACAAATACCACTATCGCTTATTGAATCAGAGTTTGGTAAATGTATCGCCACTCTCGTAGAAGGTCTTACTGACGTATCTAAACCAGAGGACGGCAATCGTGCTATCCGTAAAGAGATTGATCGTCAGCACACAGCAAAACAATCTGCCGCTTGTAAGACAATCAAACTTGCAGATTTGATCAGTAACAGCAAAAGCATCTTGCAACATGATAGAGATTTTGCTAAAGTATATTTGAAAGAGAAGAAGCTTCTGCTTGAGGTGCTCAAAGAAGGCGATGAAGTGCTCTGGGAAGAAGCTAGTAGAATTGTAGAACAAGGGTTAAAGGAGATTGATAATGACTGAAGCAATTGAACAAGAAACCAAAACACTAGAGCCAACCTTGGATGATATTTTCTCTGAGCAGAACAAAAGAAAGCTGTTCAAGAATAAATCAGCTATGCTAGACTACCTCTCAATGGTGAGTGTTGCAGCAGGGCAGTTTCGCCAAGGATACGGTAAAGATGGTCAGCTTGTTTGGGAATTAGTTTATATTTCGGAGGATAATTAGATGAGCAAAGACGGATATAACATAAACGAACCGCCTACAGGGAACATTTTACCTAAAGTTCCACCAAAGGCTCCTCCGACTACAGAATACGTTGGAGGACGTGTGTGTAAAGGAGATGTTAGGCTTGGTAGTGGGTGCGGAGCTTGTTCACGCTGTTTTGAACAGATGAAGGAGTTGGCACTTCTCCCTTCTGAGCGCAGAGAGCTGCATGAGCGCATCAAAGAAGCTAATCAACGCTTCGACCTTGCATACAGTCAAGCTTGCTTTAAGTTTACTAGGATTATTAACGAAAGTAATTTGACTGTAGAACAGAAGCAGGATATTTTATGGCAACTTTGGAAATAGGAGATTGTTATGAAACAGCGTAAGACACGTATACAGAAGATCACTAAGGCAAATGGTACTGAAGTATTTAGTCCACAAATTAGTGTGCTATTTGGGCTAGATTGGTGCGCATTTACGGACTATCCAGATAACCCATTACCAATGTCATTTAAGCGGATACTGATTGATAAACACAATCTTACTTACAAAGGTTTGTGTAAATCACTTGAAGAAGCTAAAAAGGTGATTGATGAGTACACAGCCTATGTGAATCACCAGAATGCTTCTCAGATTGAGAATAAAGTGACTAAGACAGAGTATATAGACTACCCATAGCGTAGGAGCATCCCATGAAAATCTTCTTCCTAGCTGCATTGCTTCTGATTTCTGCTTGCACACATAAGCAGAATGTGGTTTACTCTAGTCATTGGCAACAATCTTGGCAGAATGCTGTGATAGATCAGTGTAAGAGTGAAAGTTTGCTCATTACATTCGCTATCATTGACGCAAAGCTATCTGCTGGCTATGATGTTACACAGGAGGATGTTATACAGCTACAGAGGATGCTTATGGAAAGTTGTTTAGTTCATTTTAATGTTGTGATTTAGGAGGACGTATGAATTGGAAGTTTTGGAAACGGGATAGTATTGATATAAAGGATTTAGTTCCTGAAGGTGATTACACCGTAGGTGATATCATTGAAACTATGACAGACGCACAATTGGCAGTTTGCTTCTATGTAGCTGATAGGGATTACCGAGAGATACTGGAGGTTGTGATCAAAAGTAGACTTCGGAAGCGTAACAGACAAACTCTTAATAAGCTTACAGAGCTTAGTCAAGAATTAGGACTTTATGATGAGGAGAAGACAGAATGAAAGGCAACCCAAGAGACATGACTCAATACCGTGAGCAAGCTAAAGTCTCACGTCTAGCTAAACAAGAAGCATCTAAGAATCTCAAACAAGACTTCAACTCTGCTGATGTAAACACATGGAAGGAGCTTGCTTCTAAATATGGTGTACGTCTTCCAAGCTATGTACACCCAAATACGGAGACTAAATATCTGCGTAGACTGTTCAAGAAAGCAGAGATGGATATTAAAGACTATCTGAACGCCTGTGGTGTCTCTGGTTTGAAGAAATTAGCAGCTCTGAACCCTGATTACCCCGCCTACGCTGAGTATGGGCTAGCCCTTGAGTATATTGATGAGCAGAAAGCTATTGTTTGTTAGTAAAACGTAGGGTAGAATCAACAAACACATAATAAGCTAGGCTACCCTACGGCTTAGCTTGTTTCTATTCAAAACAGTATTAAATTTCTAAGGAAATAGGAGTTATTAGATGGAACACATTAAAACACTGGATATGCGACAACACAAAGGACGTGTGTATTTCACCACCGACTTACACGGTCACTATGACCTTCTGCATGAGAAGCTGAAGGAAGTGGTCTTTGATAGCTCTGTGGATATTCTAATCATTGGTGGTGATATGTGTGATCGTGGGCCGGACAGTGCTCATGTTCTAGACTATCTAAATGAGCCTTGGATTCATTGCATCCGTGGTAATCATGAAGAACTTCTGATTGGTGCTGTAGAAGAAAACTTTGAAGGGTGGGCTACTAACTGCCTGCTTGGTAATGGTGGTGTATGGGTGGGTAGTATTTCAGAAGAACTGATAAAAGCCATCTACGAATCATTTAAATCACTCCCTCTTGCAATTGAGCTGTTGACTCCAACAGAAAAGATTGGTATTATCCACGCACAATGTCCGTACAACAATTGGGATGAGTTTAAGAAGATGACTGGAGCAGAGCTAGATTTCAATGGAGCTGCTACAGCACAGTGGGCAAGAACTAATTATGACAAGCAAGCTGATATTCAAGTGAAGGGTGTTGATCGTCTTATGGTTGGTCATAGTCCTACGAGAAGTGGTGAGGTTGAAGTGTACGGAAATACTTGGTATTGTGACCTTGGCAGCTTCTTTCGAGATAAGATTAGCTTTGTTCAGTTGATGTAGGAGGTTTTAATGACGCTGGGTTTACAGGACACACTGCAATTACGAGATTTAAAACTACAAACAACACGAGACTACGCCCTGTCTGTAATTGATACAAACAGAGAGTGCTTTATGGCTCAGTGGGTATTGCAGAATCAAGATAAGAAGATTGATGATTATACAATGTGCTACCAGTATTGCGGTGATGTGATTAAGTTCTGGATGGAGGAAAAGAAGTGACTTTACTAAAAGATTGGAAGTTTTGTCTTGTGGGAGCTTTGTTATTTCTGTTATTTACAATATTCAACGGAAGCTTTATAGCTCTGATCTACGCTGGTATGTTTTACTACTTAGCTCTTGTGCAAATGGAGGAGAGTGAATGAGTAACGTAGTTCCTCTAAAGAAGCCTAAAGTGTCAAAGGTTTATATCCAAATGCAGGTTGAGGCTCTTGAAGATGGCAGTCTATGGTACAGGTGGTGTGATCCTAAGACTGGTGAATATGTGGAATGGAGAAGGTGGGAGGAGATTAAGTGATGCAAAAGAATCCTGTACGTTACTATTACAAGTGTCCAATTACTCTGGTGGAAATGAACTTCACCAATGAGAGTGGCTTTGGTTGGGGAGTGAGTTTCCCAAAAGGAATCAAGGAATACCAGAAGCTCTTGGAAGCAGATATTAAAGTCCCCTGGCCTGTGTTGTCTACTGAACAACAACTTGTTGTAGATGAGAATTATAAGAAGCTGCATAAAATGATGGAGGAAGGTGATGAACAGTCATAAATTAAAACCAAAGAAGAAGTGTGGTAGTGGTTATGAGTATGATGAAGAGGGTTGGGTTATATATCGTAAGAACGTCTATGACTGCATGTTTTATAATGACAAGAAGTGGACATTCAATGGTCAGAATTGCTTCTTCAATGGCAGCTTGATACACTACTCTGACTTCATGAAGGCTAAGAGGGGTAGCCTGTGAATAAACTATACGTCCTAATCTGTGAAAACTGGACAGGTACAAGTTACGACAAGGAGCTGATAGAAATCTACAAAGACGAAGAGCTTGCACAACGTACAGCTTTAGCTAGCCAAGGGAATACTCCTGTGTGGGACGTTAGGTATTATGTTGAAGCTGTTGATTATAATGATTTGGAGGTGTGATGAGTATTTGGACTAAAATTAAACTATATGCTGAGAAGAAAGAACAAGAAGATTGGATCAGAAAACACCATTGTGATCAGAAGTGCCCTAAATGCAATACGTGGCAAGGTAATTGTAATGGTTGGTCTGAAGTAATTAGAAATGACCCTACACCAATGAATGATAAAACCAAATGTGGTAAGTGCGACCAATGGACTACATGGTTTGACTTTGGTATGGGATTTGCTGTGGCTGATGATATTACAGGAGAACCGTTGAAATGAATAGAAATAAGCAAAGAGGTTACATGGGAATTGGTAGAGGTTGGACAGGCTTTCTAATCACACTGATGCTGATTAGTGCTGTAATCGGTTGGGGAGTTATTGAGGGAATTATCTGGGTGTTCTCACACATCACTATTGGGTTGGTGTGAGAATGACTGAACTACAAAAGCGCATAAAGTATTTCCAATCCTTAGCTGATAACCTACCTAATGATCTGGAGGATAGGGGCATGTTGTATCAGAAATATATGGAACACATTGAGAAGATTAGGAAGGAGAGAGGATGAGTTATTTAGAAGAGATTGTCAGACAGCACAATAATGCAAAGGAAGGGTTTGGTGATCACTACGAGTTTGGTGTAAAACAAAGAGATGTACTGCACCTAGCAAAAGTAGACTTGCAAGCTACGAAAGCAAAAAGAGTTAAGATTGAATACCATATAAAGAAAACGAAAAGAGAAATTGATAAACTTTATCAACATCTAGTTGAGTTGGAAGATAAGCTAGAAGATTTGACTAAAACAGAGGATGAACAGTACAACTTCCTACAAGTAGCGCTGTCTGTTAAAGAGTCTGACGTATGACAACCCCTGATTTAAAAGAACAAGCTGTAAACCTTAGACAACAAGGACTAACATATCCACAAATATCTGAGCACCTCAATGGTGCTCTTTCTGTTGACTGGTTAAAGAGAAACCTCAAGGGTGTAGCTAAAGGGGAAGCTGAGGATAAGTGCCTTAATGCCCTAATTGTATTAGCAACAAGACCAGAAGGAGTGAGTGTGTATGAAGCGAATGGTGTAATCATGAATCACAACAAAGACAAGAAGCTCTCTAAAGACCAACTACGCTATATACGAAACAAAGCTAAAGCCAAGGATGCTCATAGCTTATTCAGACCAGACTGGGTGAGTACAACAGCTCCTAGTGATTCTTTTCAATCTTTCTGTGCCTATGTCCTGCACATGCAAGATGAGATAGACAACCTTGTTCGTTGGTATTGTGATAGCTATCCTGATACATCTGCATCATCCGTTAAGTACGAACTACTTGAATACCTAAAGCTAGAGAGTAAGGTGCATGGTAGGCTAGATAAAGCTGAGAAGATGGTAGAGGCCCTAGAACAGCGGCTTACACCTGTATAACTCCCTGTGCACTGCACCTCTATTTCGCCTTAAAAGCAGGTGCACCCTCCTGCACTTTCTTTACCCTAATATATTATTAAAGGTGCAGAAGTGCAAAGTGACCTGAATGGGTTAGTCTAAAACATCCTTCCACTATTTTTGGAGAACATGCTTTCATAGGTGTTCTCCTTTTCTTGTACCTGTAAATATCCTATGGATGCTACTGGTTTCCTAAGAAATTACCAGATCGGTATCTGAGCTATCAAGCAGAGCATAGCCGCCACCCTCTAGCCACTTCCACAATCCAGAAATATCGTCACTAGCATGTCTGGCAAGCTCACTGGGCGATGATCTATAGGTCACCCATAGCAGGGTGCAGGGTAGTGACCAGACGATGCAACCAAAGGCCTGTTAGGCATGCCAGTGGGCAATGATAGGTAGTCGAGGTGTATTGATAGGGGGTATTTGAAGGGGAAGTGTAGGGAATGCCAGTGGGAGGTGTAGTGGTTGAAAGAGGGAAGTGAATAGGCTTAACCATTAACATAGCCTCGCCTTGTATTACAGGACACATACACTAGTCACTATAAGCTCCAATGAGCGTTGATTAGAGGCTAGTGATAGGCTCTTACAGGCTATGCCATAGGCTAGCAAGGGCTTGGCTTATACGCTTGTTTAATAGGCTTATAGGTAGGGATAAAAGAAGAGAATAGGTAGGCTGGCTTGTAGTCATATAATTGACGTATAAGCAGAAGGGCAGTGACAATAGAATGACGACAGATAACACTATATGATTCGATATAATGTAAGTTAATAGAATGTTTTCTGATAGACAAAAGAAAGCCCGCTAATGCGGGCTTGTTTGTTGCTTGAAGCGCTACGCTTGAGCGTTCACATACTCCAGCACAGCTTCAGTGGTCATAAGACGAAAGCAGACGCTTTGGTCGTACATGCTGCCCACTTCCCATTGATTGCCGTCACTATCGGTAACGGTGACGACTTCATAAGCGCCCATGCTTTCATCATATTTACCGTCGATGCGTACCACTTTAACAGCTTCGCCATGCTGATTAAGGAAGGCGTTAAACTCCTTGGCTTGTTGCCAGTCAATGCAATAGTATTGCGCGCTTACCTTCTCAAGCTTGAAGCCCCTTTCTGGGGCTTTTAACGTGCTTTGTGTGTAGCCTATGGTTTGCTATTGCTTAATGCTTAAAAGGGCTTTTAGGGCCCTTTCTAGGGCTTTGGCGTCATCTGGTACGCTATACATAACCTCGTTAGTGTCTAGCTGGCTAATCATTCCAGTATGTACAGAAAAGAAAAAGGTTTTAGTCTTTGCAACGCCAGCCGTTTGACATTCTAGCTCAGCCTGCCATTGTTCTGATTTAACAATGTGAATTGCCACCACTGTCCAGATATTACCGGCATGGTCTGTAAAGCTCGGGTAATTCATTGTGTTTTATCCTTCTTTAGTGGTTTAGGTAGGCTCTTTTCCTTTTGTGCATCTATCCACTCACTGAATAACAATGTGGTTCTAAGGTTAGTGCGGAGATGACCAAGGCTGCACAAGAAGACTAGAGCATCCATGATTGCACAGACTTCGATCATAGCAAGAAGGTAGAACGGGTCAGAGTAGCTTCTTTTAAATTCTATGAGTTTCATTAGACTGCCTCGAAAAAGACATAGTGAGAGGGCTTCAATAACCAATCATAGGCTGTACCGTCTACAACTACAGTGCCGCATGGCAAGCCTGTTAATCCTTCCTTCTGTACGTCTTGAGCGTCTGGAAAGGCTAAAGCAATAGCAGCGTCTAAGCCTGCCAGCTTGATGGTTTTGATCTGATCGAATGTTACTTTAAACATGGTAGCCTCCGGGCTTGGTTTGCTTCGATGGGTTTAGAATAGCAAAGCCCCTGCACGTTGGCAAGGGCTTTTGAAGAGAATTTGATTTATTTTGCTTCGATCAAATCAATGATATAGGCATTGCCTTTGCCGTCTGGCATTGAGCCACTAGCAACGATTGACCACTGGAAGTCACTAAAGTCTTGTTTGCTACGCTCATCATTCAGTAAATCGACCAACTGTTGTGCTGCTGCCTTGTGGTTGGCTTCGCTATTTAGCGAGTAGTCCCAACCAAAGGCTTTATTCTTAAGCCATGATTTAACCATAATACGGCTGCCTTTGGTGTTGGTTGGGCCTTTGTAGCTGGTGGTGATGGTTTGCATGGTGATTCTCCGGTTTGCCTTTACTTGATTGCTTTGCCTTGTGGTCAGTATACAGCAGCTAGTGACAGTGTAAAGCTTTTATTTTACTTTTATTCTTGCTCTTCTAAAGCATCCAGCTCATCAGGGCTTTTGCCATCTTCCCAATCAATTTCGCTTTCGTCTTCGTTGTCGATAGCTTCTTCAAGCTCGCTTTGAATTTCTGATTCATAGTCACCCAAGCCACAACGGAAGACTACTGGGTCACATTCTTGAATGATACGGCTAGCATCAAAAGTCAAGCCTGCTACTTCGACAGTCGGATAACATTCGTCAATGTAGTCGGCATATTCAGCCTCGCTGATATCTACTTGACCATTGACAACAGTGTGACCACGGAAGAAAGTGACGTTGTTGATATTGAAATTTGACATGGTGATTCTCCGGCTTTGATTTAGTTTCTTGCTTTGTTGTGTTAAGTATACGCCTATCTAACAAGCTGTACAATTGTAATTAACTATCGACCTTTATCATCCTGATAGCTGCAATCAATCGCACTATTGAACAGTGGCCAACTTCCCTCGGTTGTCATATCGCAATAGAGCTTTGCACTAGCTTGTGCCTCATCATAGTCATAAGAGCCTATGAGGCCAAAGAGCATAGCAAAGCAGATGCCCAGAACGACTAATTGCCAGCGATAGAAGATCATCAGGTTTACCTACCCTTTACAAAGTGAAGTCTAATTGATAGCAAGCCAAATCATCGTCCATACCGATAAATTTAGCCTTGCCAGTGTTACCAGTGGCTCTAGCATAAGCTGCCATACTTGCTTTATTGCAAAGGCTTGGCTTGTGCTCTGCCTTTGCTTTGTCTTGCATGACAGATTTAATCAGAGCGTAATGGATGCGGAAGTCTAACATGGCTGCTATCTCTGTTTGGTTGGTATGTGTCTAGAATAGCAAAGCAGCCCGAAGGCTGCAAGTTTTATTTTAAAAACCTAATGCCTTCCTTTCTGCCTCGGTGAGCTTGGCGAGAGCTTGCTTCTTGACAGCGCCGTTTTTAAAGTCTTTAGCTTCTTCTACAGTATCAAAGACTGTAATCTCTCTGGGGCTTACATAATCATGCTTGCTGGCAAACTTCTTTACCTCTTCCTCGCTACTGAAGCTGGCGGCATAATTTTGGCGCTCGCCACCATCCCAAACATGAACATCAAACATCTTAATAATTTGAATAGTCATCTGTCTAACTCCAATGTATTGTTTGCTTGTGTGGCTACAGAATAGCAAAGCAGCCCGAAGGCTGCAAGGCTTATTTTGGATTATTTTAAGATAACGTCATAAATTAACCGAGTGTAGCCCATTGAGTTATCTGTAGCTGATAAGCGCATCTTACCGTTTACTTGTGATAAGAATTTGCGACATTCTCTTTTATTCTTGAAAGCAACAGAAGCAAAATCACGGCTGGCATAGTAGCTTAGACCATCACACCATACGTTAGACATTCTGAAGAAACTAGAATTTAAGGTTTTATTATCAATAGAGTGTGTAATCTTAAAAGATACTTTATCCCTGTTACTGTTGATAAAATCTATATAAGCGCTCATCTGTCTAACTCCAATGCTGTTTGCCTTTCGTTGTAGCCATTCTCGCCCATACGCCCATGCCTGTCAAGAAAATAAATAAAATAATTTAGAAAAGATTTTAGAGAAAAGCCTTGACCTGACTTTGTAGTGTGCTATTCTTTGCACATGGGGACACGCCCGAGGGAGGGAGGTGGGCGAATGTAAAGTTTTCACATAGGTATAAGAAAGCCCGACCACTAGCAGGTAGTCGGGCAACGGCTGGAGAGCTATAGATTTATTATTTTACAAGATTATAAAACGCATTACCACAAGCTAACCAATAGCCATTAATCAGTTTTTCCCTTGCAGCTTCTGATTTGCGAGTGATGCCAGCCTTTGCCAGTAGTTCTAAAATTTCATCATTCCAAAATGGTACAGTGCAAACACTAGGCAAGCCTTGCAGGTAGTCTTTGCAGGCTTTCGGGCTTGTGCCGTTATAGCCATATTCCGCCTGATAAACATTACTAAGACTACCACATTCTAGCAGGTAATTGTGATCAATTGCGCCTGCTACGATTGCTTTGCAGATTTGGTTGATAGTGGTCATGTTCGTGATCCCTTTGGTTTGTGTGTTTGTCTTGCTTGGGTGTAATTCTAGCAGCTTTGAATGGTGTGTCAAGCATTTATTTTAATTTATTTTGACTAGCTTTCCTTAGTACCCCAACCAAGCCAGCACAGCTTGAGCATCATAGTTCGCATCATCACCCATATCAGCGATAAACTCAAGCCAGCTAGAGCCATGCTTTACAATTTCTTGCTTGGTGCGCTCTTTGCTGATTGTAATGTCTTCTGCGCTTTCGTAATAATCCATGATTGTTAGTCCTTTGCAATGTAAGTGCGGATTTCCCATCCTTCGCCTGTATCTTCATTAAGCCACGTCTGATAGTTGCAAGAATGCCCGCCAGTTGTAGTGACTGCACCATAATTTGGCTGGAGTGTCAACCCGGAAACGTCACCAATCAAGGCCACTTCTTCATACTGACAAAATTTAGTGATTTTGTAGTGTTTGCAAATTTCCATGATCTTACCCCTTGTTTGTCTTTGTTGCGTACATAGTAGCGCCCCGTTTCCGAGGCGTCAAGCTTTTATTTGTATTTATTTTTACGCTCTAGCATTATTTCTTTCTTAAAGGTTTTCATGTACCAACCGTTAAACGCTCGCAATTCTGCAAAAGCCCTATCAAAATCAGCCTTTGCCTGCTTAAATTCTGGCATAGCCTTAACATGATCCGGCGTCAGTCCAAACGATGACTTACCATAAGAATCAAACGATTTAAGGGTTTTATCCGCACTATCTAAGGCAGTTTCCAGCACGATTTTGGTTTGCTTGGCTATTTGATAGGTTGACATTTTTAGTTCTCTTTTCGTTTGTGTATGGCTAGATTCTAGACCCAGCGCTTCAGCTTGTCAAGCAATTTTCGTAATGAAAAAGGAAATTTCTTTACCTGTTACCACATCAGTGTAGATCATAACACCTGAGACAAAATGAAAACCCTGTTTTTCTGATTTGCTTTCTAGTGTGTATTGCCCGCCATTAGCATTAGCATATTCTTGCATAAGGCTTTGAACTTCTTTTCTTGCACTGTTCCACTTGTATTTAATTACATTATGACCTTGTGTGCTGGTGATCAAGAATTCTTCGCGTTTCATGGCTTTGCTTCCTGTTCTGTATAGATTGTGGCCCTTTCGAGCCACCTTGTCAACTTATTTATCTGTTGTTCGACCTAGCGTCTTTACTTCGCCGTTATGCTTTTCAATTGTCCACGCAATACCGTAGTGCTCGATCTCTAAAACTCGGTGACTTCCTGCATGATAACCGCTTTCAATTTCAAAACTGTAGTCTTTAATGATATTCCCGTAGCGTGTCAATTCCTTTGCAATTTCATCTAACCAGCCGTCAACATACGCTTTCTTGATTTGTGCTTTAGTCATCATGGCTTTTGCTTCCTATTGTTTCGCTTCGATGGGTTTATTCTAGTCAAAACAAAAGGCACTGACCAATAGTATTTTTCAATAGCTTAGTCAGTGCCTTATAGATTCTATTAATTGTTTACATTCAACTCCAAACCCTTCTTGATCCAATACACAAGCTTTTTACTGGCTTGTTCTTGTGCTTCTTTAAACCCTTTGGCTGCAAACTTGTCTTTGTCCTGCTGTTCGCCATACTGCCCGGCGTTTACTTCAAGATACCAACAATCCGAACCTTTATATTTCCACAACTTCACTTGATTGTTATAACAACTTGTGTCTTCATGCAATCCTTGCACCATGTAAACTATTTTATCCTTTGTAAGTTTTGTTTCCTCTACTTTATACCATTCTGCCTCAAAGTAAAGCCATTCAACAGCATTTACAGCATCGAAAATTTCATAATGATAATCTACATCATTCTTTTCTGTTGCCAGTTCTACAGCTTCCTGAATTTCATCGTCTAGCTTATCAAGAATGGCCAAGGCTAACAGATTATCTTCACAATCTGCTTTGTGTGCCAGTTGGTCAAGGCTGAATTGATTGAGCATTTTGTGTAATCTCTTTATGTTCTAAATTCTAAGGAATTGCGACACATTGTAAGAATATGTCGTTTAAGCTTCGATTTGCCATTGCATCTTACGACCTTTCTTCATATCACGCAAGCTTTTATTTGCTTTCTTTTGCTGGCGTTTTTCGGCTTCATACTCCCAAGCATTCATGTTATTAGCTTGTACGTTCGATTGAATTTTCATTGCTTTCATTTTCTAGCCTCCTAGGCTGTTTGTGTTGGTGTGGCTAAAGAATAGCACAAACTCATTCCTGTGGAAATTGTAATTCTCTATGAGCTTCAAGACTTCGATTGAGTTTCTTAATCACCTCTAGTTGCTGTTCTTGTAGGATTGCGCTACGTTGTGTGTTGCCAGCAATCTGACTAACAGCAATCCAGAAGCCAGAAAGAACGCTGACAATAACAAACCCAACCAATAGAACAATAGTTCCATAAATAGGCTGTCCACCAATAGCAACTAAAGCTGCTGTGATGATCACTAGAGCTAACAGAATATAAACTAATACATCATTGGTTTTAATAATTGCCTGTTTGATGTTCATTTATTCAACTCCTCTTCACTAAAGTACATTAATTCTCCACTCTCGTCAAGCTTTACAGTGATAGGGAATACAGAATCCTCAACGATTTCTGTAATGATCCCAGTCATTCTATCGAAGGTTGAATATTTAGCTGAGATTGTTACTTTATCGCCAATAGTTTTCATAATTACCTCCCTTGTACTAATTCGACTTTACACAAACGAACTAATGTAGCTTGTCCTGTTAGTGTGCTGCATTTCGCGTATGCGCCGTCCATGCCGCAAAACTCTAAAATAACATCACAGCCTTCAACTTTGAACAAGTCTCCACGCTTCAAATTCCAAATGTTAATCATACCAAACCCTCTTGAACCAATTGTTTACCTGTTGCTGACAATTTAGCAAGCCATTTGCAAGCTGTCAAGACATGGATATAAATAATTTTGAAACTGTTCCCATCCTGTAGCTCAGCAAAGACGCTATTGCTAGGGATGGCAGAGTAGTCGTATTGACGCTGTGTTTTAGGCTCAAAATCGAGCGTTAGCTCCAACCCCTTGCTAGGGTATTGCTCAAGCTCTAAAAGCTCTTCTTGGCCCTCCCAGCCCCGTTCACGCTGCACTCTTGCCCATGCTTTGGCGAGGCGCTGGTCGATGTTCTTTCTAGCTGCTGCCCATGATTCTAAATCAATCTGCCCAGCGTCAAATTCTTGGTCTAGTTGCTCACTCAAGCCACAAAGTCTGGAGTAGTTACGATCAGCGAGCATGATGCTATCGAATGCGCTGGTTTTCTTGGTTGTCTTTGGTTTCTCTTCAAACAACCCTATGTTTGCTTTCCCGTTAGCAAGGAAAAGGTCTGTGCTTTCCTTCAGACGATTGCCTATCTGCTCGCCAGAGTAAGAGCTTGCATCGTTCCAGCTTTGGATCAGATAGCTACGACCAATTGAACCAGACATTTTCAATACTCCTGAAAGACTTTGCGCAGTAAAACACAACCGGGGACTTCTTGCAAGAAAATTGTTCTAGCTGCGTGTTCACTTTCAGCTTTGATGCGAATCCAGAGCAACCCTTTGCTAAATTTTGTATCGTAATGAAACTGGAAACTGTGCATAAATCACCTCAAACCGTTTGCTTTCTGTTACGTCAAATTCTAGGCAAAAGAAAGCCGCCTGTCAAGGGCGGCTGTGGATTTATTTTTAAATTTTAGCATTCTCAATCTTGTCAAGGATCAAATAGAGGCACCACTTTTCAGGCATAGAGCGGTTGAATGAAACCTTCTCGCCTGTTGGCGATGTGAACTCTGCATCTTGAGCATAAGCATACATTTTATTACTAATCCAGAAGTTTACCTTGTAACCATTTTCAAACTCTGCGAAGCAATGATATGTATCACAACGAACATTCTTCAGGCCAGATTCAATACAATCAATAAACATTTGTGTGCATTGTGAATCTGTGCTTCTGTGTATGAATAAAAGAGTTGCAGCTTGTCGTATATACTTACCGTATACACTATACATCCTACGCTTTTCATCAAAACGTTCACGCCACTCCCAATAACGCTCTGCTAAATTAAGCATTGACAGCTCCTTTAACAGCATCTTTAGTTTGCTCAATTGCTTCTTTCTTAATCATGTTCACTGTATCACTCTTTAGAGCATCCTCTTTCAAAGCATCATCAATCTGTTTCTTCAAAAGTTCAACAGCTTTACCACCTACTTCTTTAGCTGTATCACTGGTGAGCAGCTGATAGGTCATACCTCCGCCAACAATTACAGCCAATTCCTTTTTAGTTGGCAACAAGGCGCTAGTTGTAAACAGCAATGCTCCAATAATTACACCAGTTACAGCAAGCTTTCGATGCTTACTCATCTTTGTATTATATGACTGCATATCTTCTTTGCCTTTACTAAGCAAGAAACCTAGCAAGTATGTAAAACCGTAAGCAATCAATGACCACTTAAACAATGAACCACCAATTGCAAGAAAAGCTGCAATCTTTTCGATTGATACAAAGACCCACAGAATAAAGAATTCCATTATTTAATCTCCTTCAGTTGTTTAATCTGAGCACTAGCTTGAGCAATTGTAGCTTCTAATTCTTCAATACGCAACTGTTGTTCTGTCTTGTTTGGTAGTATTTCTGGAAGCTGTACACTCTTGATGACAGTTTCAGACTCAATTTTGATTTCTTGTGCATTTGTTTTATTTGAATCTACAGCAAACAGGATGTAATTGTTTTTATCACCGTCATCATAGGTGTTAGTAAGCAATTTCTCATTGGTGTTATTGTTAAAACCAGTATACCACTGCCATTTCATCCCATGCTCAAATAACCACTCTTGCACGAGCTTAGATTTCTCTGGACTTCCTGTGCGGATAAACCACCTATTCTCACGCAAGAACTTCTTTGTGATTTCTTTCTCATCTTCTACAACAAGTTCAAAGTTTTGTGGATCATGCGCAGAATTATAGCCCTCAAGAAGCATACTGACCCTATTCTCAAAAGATTTAACAACACCAACATCTCCAACTTTCATACCTTCGTGCTCTGAACGGATACGCTTCACTTTGTCGCCGATGTTGAATTTAAATTGTGTCATCTGTATTTCCTCCATTGTTTACTTTATTTGAAGATGCTTATTGGAAGTCCCTGGAGGAATTGAACCTCGCACCATCCATCTCACTTTAAGGAGTACCTTAGAACGATACTGTGAGGGCAGGGACCACTAATTAAGCATCTTCTGTGTCTACGTTTTACATCCTAATCCCTTTCCTTCACATCGTCAACCCTTTTCTGCATTAAATCTAGCAAATAATCCAGCTCACTCTTCTCTAGCATTCCTGTCA